GAATTGCTGGGTGTATCCTATACAGAATACTAACCTTTCCGAAGAGAGATTATTTCATAATAGTTTGAGAATTGCTGGGTGTATCCTATACAGAATACTAACCTTTCCGAAGATAGAAGATTCAATTTATTACATCCTTAATCCCAATTACATATAATAAATGTAATATATTCTTATATCAATTTTTATTATATTATATTAAAAAAATATCTTCTTCAAAATATTTAATAATTCAGTTTTATTTTCATTGCTTAATTTATCCCATTCTAGTGCTTCTATATTTACATACTTGATGTTAACAATCATGTCACCACCTAATAAGCCTTTATTTTCCAATATTATTTTATCTAAATTTAATGGCCGTATTTCAATATTTATGTAATTTCCATCAATATAATTTATAACCTTTGTTGTTCCCGATAAATATTCATATAAATTAATATTCGTAGTTGTAATTAAATCAATTTTACCATCATTATTGAAAACGTGTTTATATTTGGATTTTTCTGGGCTATTTTTAGATAATATCATTTTAATTTGTATTTCGTGCTCTATCCCATCATCATCTATATACTGACGAGTTAAACAAGGAAACTCTTTTTTACATAGTATACTTATATTAAATGGTTCATTTACGCCTTTTAATATAATTTGTAATTTTTTTTTTTTAGTATTTATTAAATCGTAATATGATATTGGTAAAACTATACTGTGTTTAATTATAGATGTAGACGGATTATAATATTTTCTATTTCTAATGCCTTTATTAAAAAACATTTTAGCCACATCAATAAAAGTTTTTTCAATTTCATCTTTATTAGAAAAGAAATCATCATATATATCATTCCAAAATTTGCAATCCATATCTTTATACATATCAAAATCTTTACCCAGGTCATCAAAATTATATTCAAAATTATTAAAATCATTTGTTAAACACCCATAATTATCAAAGTCTTCTAATGCTTTTTTATATGCAATACTTGCGTTTTTAAATTTTTCTATTTTCGTATTTTTAATAGCATCATCCTTAATGTTGCAAAGTTTATCTGGGTGGCATTCTAATGCTATTTTCTTGTATATACTCTTAATATCTTCGCGCGTATAATTAGATAAATTACATCTATCTAATTCAAAAATTTCTATATACATTATTTTAATATTATGATATTTTATTCTTTATATTATGAATATATAGTCCATTCGGGCCAGATTTCCTTCATATCACTTTCTGTAATTCTTCTATATGGTCTAATTTTATAAAGTTTCTCCATTCTTTCTTCATAATTGTCTTGTGGTCTTTTAACAAATACTGCTTTTTTCCTATAACCGTCTTCGTCGGCGCCCAATTTATTTTTAACTGGATTGGATTTTAACGGAGATATATAATATAATGCTAGCGTTTTTCTATACATGCCTTCCGGACATTTTATAATTTCAGGCACTCCATGCCAACTCATCTCAGACGTTTCAAATATAATAGCCTTGTTTTTACTCGGATAACATTTAGATACACATTCAGTCATATCAGCATTCCATAATTCCGTCGCACCATTCCATTCTTCTTTCCATTCGGTATTTAAATAATATATGATATTGAGCCGTCTTTGTCTATTTTCCAATATAGGATGTTTCTCATAATCTAAATGCATATTTAATCTTCCGTATCTTGGATGAAAATGTATACCAGAACCATGTAATGTATCATCAACTTCAATATCATTAATATTGAAAATATGACGTAATTTATTAACAAAAGTATCATCTGATAAATGCCTAACAAGGTTATTAATTTCGGTACTAATTTTATCTTTTTTATCTAATACATATTTTACTTCGAGTGGATTATAATATTTCCAAAAATCGTCAGTAATATTATCTGGTAAACTATTCACAATTTTATTATAATATTCATCATCTAAAAAATTATCAATTATGATGTTATTGAAAGGAGTATTATTTACTTCAATATCTCTATTAAACCAGTCGCCATAAATGTTCATATAAAATAATAAATATATAATTATATAATGTCACTAATATTTATATGATTAAAAGCGCGTGGGAAAAATTGCAAGAAAAATTTCCTGAAATTATAAGAAATAATAAAACGTATAATGATATTGTTATTAATATTTTATTATCACCAAATAATCTATTATTATATTGTGCTTATGGTTTTCCAATTGATTTAATTATAGATACAATATTGATTGAAAAATTCAAAAAAAACAATTTTTATAGAACCGCTCATGTATGGGATAAATCTATATATTATTACGAAAATCAAGATTTTATAGAAATAGATTTAATGAATCCTGAAAATATCAAGAATATAGATAAATTAACAAAATTTTTACTTCATATTGTTAATACTAAAAATATTAGTTTAGATAAACATTTAATTATATTAAAACATATAGATTTATTATATAGACATTATTATGAATTTCGTATATTATTAGAAAGATTTTCCAATAACATAACATTTATATCAACAACACATCATATCTCAAAAATTGAAACACCAATACGTAGTAGATATAGCTTATTTAGAATACCATTATTTACTTTTGCGGAAATAAATGATATATATGTAAATTATCTAGATATGTCAGTAAATGAATATTTGGCTTCAAATGAAACAAGAGATATAGTCAAGTGTGTATTTATTACAGATAACGAAAGTCTGCCAAATAAAGAATTAATAACAAAAACATTTGTTAATTACAATTACCCACCATTTGTTGATTTTATAAAAACTTTTAATAAAAACAATATCGATGATATTAGGATTCTTTCCTATAAATGTTGTCAATATAATATTAGTATAGCAAAAATAATTAATGATTTTATTAAATTAGTTGATGAAGAAGGAGAATACTTATTAAAGATCAAATACCCTAAACTAGCAAAAAAAAACCATAAAATTTACAAAAATAAGTTAAAAATAGAAATAATAAGTATTGGGGAAAATATTGACTATATGCTATCACAAACTAATAAATGCAAAGAACCAATATATATAGAACAGTTGCTTTGTCAATTACTTATTTAATCAGGTGGTTCATCTATAATTGCTGGGTAATTTTTATTTACACATTTCATTGATATATATTTATCATTTACAACAATATCCTGTTTTTCAATACTGAAATTATCATATATTAAGCTCGTATCAATAAACTTATCACACTCGTATTTTTTATCAAATATAAGTGTCATATATACGTATTTGATCTTATCTAAATACTTTTCAAGACACTCATTATATAGCAAAGCACCACCTATAATAAAACCTGATTCTATATCATCATTTCTATTTAAATGATTAATTGCTGTTTCAATAGAATCAACAACGATTATATCATCCCCATTATCAGCTTCCTTTTTCATTTTTTCATATTCATTGCTGGTAATAATAATATTTACCCGTTTTTTCAATGGAGTGTTAGGTATGGAATGCCATGTGTTTTTACCCATTATAATACAGTTTCTCTTAGCATTGTTATTAACTGTCGTAGTAATCTTTCTAAAATGTTTCAATTCTTCTGGTATATTCCATGGTAATGTATTTTGATATCCAATACCACCACATGTAGTAGATGCGAATATAATTCCAACGTCCTTCATTAATTATTATTATATCACATTTCTTTATACAGTTGATTCATTATTACATAAACCCTATCTCGGTATTCTTCTATGCTTTCATTTTCATGTGCGTTTATCATATCACAAACTTTTATTTTAATTTTATAATTTTCAAATAAAAATAATTTAAAAAAACTTTCTAAAACACTTTCGTACTCGGGATTATATATTACGGAATAATCTTCATATTTAATTATTATTGGCAATATTTTACTTTTACTTACAAAAGCGCCTTTTTTAATAAATTTACTAATATTATCCTCTTTATCGGGCAATGTGTTAGCGTCGGGTGATATGAATAATACTGATTGACCCTTCTCTCTGTTATATATAGTTTCTTTAATTTTAGTTGTTACATTACCCGTTTTATCTTCATTAACAAATATACTCCCTGATTTACTATTAGACTCGTCATCATATCCGATATAATCAAAAAACTTCTGTTTATATAATACAATTCCCATTTTAGGAAATGTACTAAGTAACGCAAACCCATCTAATATTGATATGTGATTGAAAACGCACAAATACTTTTCGTCGCTATAAAGATATCTCATATACTTATTATAATCACTATCGGATATTTCAATATTAAAAAACATTAAATAATGTAAGACAATTTTAAAGAATATAATTATCAATGTTGTTACATTTCCATCACCATTTGTATTTTTTAAAACACAAATACCAAGTATTATTAATATTACAAATAAAATAATCTTAAAAGGTATCAAAATATAATGTAATACATTTGCCATAAATTATTTTCATATTTAACTAAATTTTCAATTCTTTATACTCTTGATTCATTATATCGTATACTCTATCTCTATACTCTTCAATCGACTCTTTTTCATCGGGATCTATCATATCTCCAATTTTAATTGTAATTTTATAATTTTCAACCAAAAATATTTTTAGATAACTATGAATCATTGATTCGCCATAATCTTGATTATAATTAAGTGTTTCGTCTTGATATTTAATTATAATTGGTAATATTTTAGTTTTATTTACAAATGCTCCTTTGCTTTTGAATTCTGATATATTACCGGGATTTTCAGGGGGTTTACCCGAACACGGTGCTATATATAACGGAGAATCACCACATTTCCTATTATCCACTCTTTCTTTAATTACTTTTGTTGTACCTCCCATTTTAGACCTATCTAATAAAATACCACCCAACTTATCGCTAATGCTATCGTCATATAATATATATTTTAGTTCATTTTGTTTATTCATAACCGGTCCAGTGCGGGGTAATGTACCAAATAAAACGATTGCGTCTACCAATGTAGTATGAGTAAATACACAAATGTATTTTTCATCACTATATAAATAATTCATATATTTGATATAATCTTCATTGGATATATTTACATGCATAGATAAAATATATAACATAATTTTGCCCATCGCCAATACACAAAATGTAATATCTCCTTCTTTGTTAAGAGAATGTAGTATATATACGCCGATAAGAAATACAAAATATATTAAGAATAGCCTTATTGGCATTGTAACATAAATGAAAAACGTTTTAAAAATACTATATAATTTATAAAGTAAAGAATATAACATCCTATAAAAATTATTAATATGATAATCTTATATATGATTCTTATACATTAAAGAAGAGTATTTTGGAATATCAAAATTATATAAGTCCTTTTTTGCATATTTATTATCACGTATCCATATGCGTGCAATGTAATAAAACTTCTTTGGACTTATTGAAATACCATTTATATTATTTATATATTCTTCTTTTTTACCAATGTTCTCGCCTAATGTATTAGCACATAAACTAAAAAACCGTTTTTCCAAATCTTCTGGATAAATTTTAAAAGAAAAGCACCCACCCTTTATATTAAGTTCATCTTCATATTGCGGCATAATATCTAATCTCATTATGAAAAACATACCCTTTTTAAATAAATTACTAAACGACTTAAAATAATTTATATAATCATCTACTGTTGATATCTGTCCAATCATTTTGTAACTTTTATTATCCCATTCAATATCATAGGGATCGTGAAAGTATAATGACCATGAATCATTTAAAAACTTAGGTTCATTTATATCGCAATCATCCATTTATATTAAATATATATTTAATATTCTTATATATCACATTAAATAGTATAAAGCTAGATCTATATATTATAATTAATATGTATCAAACATCAATCAGAAAAAAGAAAAAAAATTTTAATACTAGTAAAAATGCTAACTATGATATAAATTTTGAATGCGAAGAATATGGTCTTGTTAAAAAATTATTGGGCAATTGTCGCGTAAATTTAATTTGCAATAGCGGCGACGAGGTTATGGGTATTATTCGCGGGAATATGCGCAAATTCAATAAACGCGTATTAATTGATAAAGGAGATATCGTAGTTATATCAAAGCGCGAATATCAAGCTAGTAAAGTGGATATCGTTCACAAAATATCCGCAGATAAACATTCAGATATATTAAATAGCCCTCATATTTCAAATGTGTTAAAAAATGAATATTATAATACCACCAATTCGTCTTCAAATAATAAAGAAACATACATTAATTTCAATGATTCTTGTTCTGATATAAGCGGCGATGAATCATATAACAGTGTTAGATTCTTAAATAATAATGATAGTAATGATAATAATAGCGATAGCGATAGCGATGATAATGTTGATATTGATAATATATAAAAATATATTTCATTGATATAATAATAAATAAATGAAAATAGTACATATTATTATATATTCAGAATCCAATTTGAATGATAATATTGAAGCGGGTACTTATGAAAATATGAAGAAACTATTAAGTAATTATTATAAAAAGTTTAACAATAATGTATCAACTTATTTTGTTAAATATAATAATTATGTCAAAGACACTTATGGTTCCGATTACTATATAGAAGATGATATTATTTATGTAAATGGCAAAGAATCATTTATGCCAGGCATTCTTGAAAAGACATTAGTGTCCTTTAAACATTTCAACAATTTTGAATTCGATTATCTTGTTAGAAGTAATATAAGTACAATTATAGAATTTAACAAATTAATAAGTTATTTAGAAAATAATCCTATTGATTATTATGGTTCTGGTAAATTAGTTGATTTACAATGGTCGGGTTGGAATGGAATACGTGATTCTAAATGGTATGGTACATTGTTTGCGTCAGGCACATCAATAATATTTACTAAAAATGCAATTAATGATATTGTAGCAAATATGAACTTGGTTAGAATGGATATTATCGACGATGTATCATTGGGTATTTTTGTAAAAGAACATAAAAAATATGTAGTACCAAAAGAAGTTAGTAAGGAGTATTTCTGCGAAGTTCCTTATTTTCTCAATAATAGTAATTCTATCAATAATTTTATAAAACATATTAAAAATAAAGATATAATATTTTATAGAAACAAATGTTTTGGTATTTATGTTAAACACCGAGATATAGATTATAAACAAATGGAAGTTATTATCAAACATTTAACATAATTATTTTTTACTTATACAGCTACTATTATCATAAGATGATGGCATAAAACTATGTAAATTACCATCATCGTCTTTAAAAGCTTCGCGCTGCAAACGTTTACTGTATTTGAATGATAATTTAGCGAGTTTTTTATTATCATATAATGTCATAATTAGTGTATGTAATGGTGCATCCCCCCATCTGTAATAAAATATATACCCCTTTTTATCAATTTCATTCACTATATTTTTGATTTCATTAGTATTCCACAAACTAGGTTTTGTAACACAAAAGTTATTATAATACATCAATGGCATATTCATATCAACAGTATTATTTTTATATTCTTCGCCATTTATAATTTCATATAATTCTTTAAATTTATTAAAATATTTACTGTTGTTATCTAACTTATGTTCCATAAACAATTCTTTTAGTTTTTCCTTTTTATTTGGATAAATAGTTTCAAAAAACTCCTTCATCCCATAATTACAAATACTACAATCTATATGCACTATATTTGACATATAATTGAAATCCTTTTCCTTCATCAAATTAAAAATATCTTGGTTTATCGGTTCTTCTATTATACTATCATCGTCTAATCTCATAACATAATCATATTCTTTGCAATATTTGAAAAAATGTTTTACCCAAAAATTACACATAATTCTATATTTTATATTTCTCCAATAAGGGACAGGTTTGATATCAATACACTTTTGTAATTTATTTTTATCAATATGATTAGGTACCTTAAAATCCCCACTATCCAATTCTTGGAACTTTATAAGACTTTGACAGTCACCTCGTATACTTAATATTATATCTTTTTGCGATTCATTATCATAATCTCCTTCATGTAAAATAATAATAGGATATTTATATTTGGCATTGAAATTTTTAAATAAAAAATATAAGCTTGTTTTTAGATATATCCTTCTTTCGGCATTATTTTGTGTTAATATATATATTGCCGCTTTTAACATATTTATTTAGTAATCTAACCGTATTTTTATATATTAATTATCATTATCATCATTATCATCATTATCATCATTATCAATACCATATAAATAATAATAATTATATAATTTATATGCATGTATATCTGCTTCACATATTGTATTGTTGAATATAGCAAAACTATATAATATTACATCACAATTCTTATTATTATTTATTACATAAGGATATAATGGTCTCAATTCTTCATCATCTTTCTTTTTAAATGAAGATTCCATTTCATTAATATAAAATGTAATATCATTTTCGTCAATTAATAGTGCCATAAATGTGTGTTCGTTATTAAAAATATCCTCGCTAACATCGTAAATATTATATGTATATGTATTTATTTTTATTTGTATAGTATATTTTTTTTTAACATATAGCTGGTTATAAAAAATAATTTCATCATTATAAGTTTTTTCAATATGTTCGCACATTTTTTTGTCAATAACATATTCTCCTCGCGCAAACAGATCACCGTCGCATTTCTTGGCCAAGTATTTTTGAAATTGACTATTGGAAATACTATTATTTTCATAATAATTATTATGTATATTAATACTATTTTGTATATTTTCTATTATTTTTTTACAATTAACATCTTCTTTACACTCTTTATCTATCTTGTTAACATTTATATTGTTAGAATTAATAATATTTATTGATATTAAATTGCCACTATCTGAATTACCCAAGTATAATAATTGACCCATATCACCTTCAATACTATTCAATTTAATTGTAAACAAAAATGATATATTTTTTAATATATCTAAATTATCAATAATTGGTGTGTATTTTTTTTTATTTATTTCTATATAACTATTATGTAATATTTTTGGGAAGGTCTTAACTTCTTTTTTTGTAAAATTAGTTTTACCCGATGATATGGAGTTATGTAATCTTTTATATTTGTTTGTATCGTCATTAATTTTGTTTGACTCTTCATTTTCAATTTCTATGAAATCATTTGGCACATTCTCCTTATATTTCCATTTCATACCTAATTCATCTTGGATATAATTGGGTTTTATTTCTATTTTAATATCAGTAATATTAAAACCACCTATTTCTGGTTTTAAAGGGAACTTAATATATTCAGGGTTATTATCCAACTTTACATTACCATCTTTGCTATGTACGGCGTTTTTATTATCCAAATTCCATATTTTTTTATGTTTATCATAATTACCCTCTTTATATGACGATATTAATGTAACCAAATAATGTTTCTTTAATAGCCTATCTATTTTAAAATTGTTTATTATATTTGCATTACAATTAACATAATTTCTCTCATCTTCGTTATCATATTCTTGGACATCATCTTCAAACTCCTCAATTATTAAAAGCTTATCTGAATTATCTTCTTCTTCTTCATTCTCTAAGCTATCCGCTTCTTCTTTTTCACTATATTTAGTAAAATTAAAATTTAATAATGACATTAATAAAAATATGCCAATTATAAAGCCTATTATATATAGATATATCTCATACATTTTTATGTTATTCTCTTAATAATTAATATTAAAAAAAAGATATAAGAACTATTGTGAATATTATATTCATAAACAATGGGAAAAGATAAACTTGATACCGTAGACTTTATGTCGTTTATTAGCAGTATGAGCAAATTAGACGAAATGAATGCCCCTAAAAAAAAGAAAAAGGTAAAATGTGTTGTAAAAGAAACTGACGAAAAGGGCAATGATGAAGATATTGCGTTAAACAAAGATATCAATGATGATGAAACAACTAATACGAGTAGTGATTCCGATGATGATGACGTTGATGTTAATGATATTGATGTCGGCGAAGATGATTCCGAAGATGATGACGACGACGACGATGACGATGACGATGACGACGACGATGACGACGACGATGACGACGACGATGACGATATGGTTAGTGAAAATATTTGTAACCTATTAAATACTATATTTGTAGATGAAGATGGATTGAGTGTCGCGACATCAATGTCAAATATTGCATACGAACTTCATTATTTAAATAAAAATTTAAGTAAAATGCTTAAAGATAAGGAGAAAAAATAAATATATAAAATAAAAATGTACGAAGAACCAAAGGTATGGTATTGTTCTAGATGTAAAAAATATATTCCAAATTGTATTGATATGGATTACCACATTAATATAGAACATCCAGATTTTAGTAACGAATATATAAAATCTTGGTACAATAATGGCAAGAAAGGATTGTCACCATACGACTAAGCAATATAACTATTCCATAATTTTTTTTCTAATTTAATATTTTTATTATTTAGATCTTTTAAATATAGTCCAAACTTACCAATATTAAGATAATAGTCATTATCATTATATTTAACTTTTTTGGGCAAAGACGCGAGAAAACTGATTTCATTACCTTTTAGTTGTTCGGCTTTTATTTTTTTCCATTTTAAATAAGATTCTATATTTGTATAAGAATTCCTTTCCTTATTGTAATAACAATATCCATATCTTGTTGAAATAATTCCCGTTTTATATTCACAAACTTGTTTTTTAACAGGTTCTAAAATTAAAGTATTTAGAGATGCCGATATTTTTCCGTATAAACTTTTTAATATAACATTTTTACTATTTTTAGCATTTATTATATCATCTAAATCATTTTCCATATTTGACGTGAACTTTAAATCACACAAATATGGCATTATTTCATATATATATTTAATTACATCATTCCCTAGGTCAGTGGGAATTAGCAAATCCCTTTGTTTACCACCTAGATTAATGATTTTATTATTTATTATGATTTCCTTATCTTTTTTTTGCAAATTCTCTAAACTATAATCTTGTTGTGGATTTTGCCCTAATTCAACATATTTCTTTTCAATTAATTTATCAATTATTGTAGCATAAGTAGATGGCCTGCCTATACCTTGTTTTTCTAATTGTTTAATTAATTGAACTTCATTATACATAGATGGTATATCATCAATATTACCCATTGAATTAATTTCATATAAATAGCAATAAGGTTTAAATAATTTCAAGAATTCATTATACGACTCAATTTTATTATTATACACAATATTAAACCCGTCAAATGTCATATAACTTTTAACTGATTTAAATATATGTGTGCCATTACTAATTTGAATTACAATATCAGAATATTCTGCATCTGACATTAAGGAAGCCAAAGTTCGTTTTCTTATCATATCATATAGTTTATTGTGGCAACTATTACATCCTTCAAATTTACATATCTCTAAATTGGGATTCGTAATGCGAATTGCTTCATGTGCCTCTTGTGCATTACTTACCTTCGTTTTAAATGTTCTATATTTTGCATAATTTTCAGCATATGTATTCTTAATATAGCTAAGTAATTTCTTTTTTGCATCTTCTGATATATTTGTTGAATCGGTACGCAAATAAGTTATCATTCCATTCTCATATAAATCTTGCGCAATTTTCATTGTATGTTTAGCACTAAATTTATACTTGTTATAACTATCTTGCTGCATACTTGTTGTCGTATATGGGGCTTGTGGAAAAACATTTCTCGTCTTTATTTCATATGAAGAGTTCCATTTGGATTTTATTTCTAAATTATTAATAATACCTTTCACCTCATTTATATCATAAGACTTATAATCAATATTATTATATTGTAGAGTAGCAATAATATTATTTTTCTTTGAAGTTTTATCAATTAAAAATTTAGCATCTATTTTCCAATATTTGTTAATTTCCTTTGAATTAATTAGATTTCTCTGATTTATGCATATTATTAATCCGGCTATTTGAACTCTACCAGCACTTAAATAATTTTTATTAAATTTAGACCATAATACTGGTGATACTTTATATCCTATTAATCTATCAACAATTCTTCTTGTTTCTTGTGCATGTACAGTATCCATATCAATATTTCTAGGGTTACTAATTGCATACTTAACGGCATCTGGCGTAATTTCATTAAATGTAATTCTATGACATTTTTTATCTTTAATAAGATCTTTAATGGCATGTTTGACATTATGAGCAATTGCCTCACCTTCTAAATCTGGGTCAGCAGCTAGATAAATAATATCAGCTTTTCTTACTTGTTCGCGAATATTACTTATAATCTTGGGATTGGTTTTAATATATTCTATTTTCCATGTATCTGTATCAAATCCTAATGTTTCCTTTGGTAAATTATAAATATGTCCCCCTGAAAAAGTTACACTATAACTATCGTCGTTTATATACTTTTTAATTGTTTTTGTTTTTGTAAAACTTTCAACAATTATTAAGCTTTTCATTGGTATATTTATGTATATTTTTTTAATTATATAATCATTTTTTACTTAATAATATATAATCATTGTTTTCGCATCCACCAATGATAAGAAATATAATCGTTATCACTATTAGTATCTAGAATATCTGTATTAATCCATTTCAGTTTTCTTATTTTTACACTATCAGTATGATATTTGAAAATATAATTAAAATATATTTCATATTCTGATGCCCCAGAAGTGTAATTTAAATTCACCGATTTTAAAAAAACATTATAGAATAAATCGTTATGATTTGTTTCAACGATTTTAAATAATTCTTTTATATATTTGGTTTCAAAAATCATATGATGACATATACCCGATTTATCCTGAAACACTTTTGTAAAATTAGAATCTAAGCATTTCATATGAGAGAAATATGGAAAATTATATTCAAACCCATAATTATACAAACATTTATCATTCTCTATAAATTTGACAGGTTTAATGAAAAAAGTATCAGAGTCTATTACTAGATATTTATCCAATATATCAGGTATTATAAGTCCAGAATACAATTTGAAAAGTTGTTGTAAATACCAACCATTTCTATTAGGAACACCATGAAAATTATTAACAGTTTTCATTGAAAATGGAAATATATTTTCATTTATAGTAATACATCCTTCAATATTTAAATGAGGATCATATGATATAATATATATATTTCTATATCCAATAACATTTTTTTTTGTATATTTAATTTGTTCATTAATAATATCTTTATCTTTTGCACCTAGACATATCACAATATCAAACATCTCTTTGCTTTGCGAATCATTTTTTTCATCAATTGCTTTATAATAAATGGCATCTTCTTGCCATCCAGACATACTTAATTTATTTTTAAGAATAAAGTTATTGGAAGTAATAAAATTATTTAGTTCATCATACATGACTTGTCCAAAATATAATTCTTTATGTGACACTTCTGTATGTATATATTTAACTTTTTCTAAGTATTTTCCCAATCCTTTTAATGCTAATAATTCAGCACCTTGTAAATCCATCCATATTATATCAACTATTGGTATATTATATTTTTTCATAATTGTATCTAATCGATAACATGATACAGATATTTCATATTGAAAATATTTCTCATAAATATAAGTACCATTATTTTTGAAAATTGATGATGCGCCGGGATTGCCATCTTTCCATGATGTAATAGTTTTATTTTGATCAATTGGATAGAAAGATATTTCACCATCATAATCTGTAATAGCACTATCAATTAAAATAATACGATCATCATAATTTTTTATATTTTGTTTACATATATCAATAGTATTAGGATTACATTCAAAAGCATATATTTTAGCATTAGGAAATAACTTATAAAACTCTATACTTTGAATACAATCTCGCGATCCTATATCAAATATAATAAAAGGGTAATTGAAATCTATTTTATTATCAATATCAAAAATATTTTTTATAAAGGGTTCTATCATCAATATATATATTATATTACAATCTTTATATAGACAAATTAAATCAATAAGGGTATAAAAATAACCTTAACTTTTACTTATTTAAGGAAGTAATGATTAATGATAAATATTACATAAAAGATAAAAATAACAATATATTAATTAACACTAATGGACATGATTATTGATAAAGGAATTATATCTATAACATATTATTCCAATTACGATGATACACGTACCATATTATGTTATATTAATGATAAACTAAAAGACATTGATGGACAATGCATAGATAATATAAAAAGAATAGAAAATAAAGATTTCAAAAATAAAAAGAGTAGTAATATTTATTTACATAAAATAATACCTAAAAATGGCATATATAACATAGATGGTATTGATATATGTATTGAAGATTATATATTAGATAATAATGAAATAGCAAAAATAAATTATAAATTTGATTTTTTTACGATTAAGCGACTAATATTAAGTAGTACAAGCAAAGAAAAAATTTTTGAGTTTACTGAAAAAGCAATAAGTATCAAAGATAAGGAATATAGCGATTTTTTCAAAAAAAACTTTTCAAATAAAATTGAAAAAAAAAGATTTTCATACGTAGATTGGGTTTTTGATAATGCTATACCCAAGCGAAGCTTTGATAGTTTATTTTTAAAAGAAGGGCAACCCGAAAAAATCAAAGAACCAGTATTATCATTTATTAAAAAAGAATCATATCCAGATTATATTAAACACGGTATACCTTATAAAATTAATATATTATTGCATGGAAAACCGGGTGTTGGTAAAACATCATTAATACACGCTATTGCTTCTTCGTGCGACGCATGTATATGTAACTTAAATATTAATAGCGAGTTAAATGAAAATGATATGATTCGTGCTATTTCATCAGCATCTAATACAGAAAAAACATCAATATTAGTTATTGAAGATATAGATTGTATTTTTACAGATAGAAAAGATGGAGATTGTCTTAAAAATAAAATAACAATGAACGGTATACTAAATTGTCTAGACGGGTTTAATAACCCCGAAGGATTAATAGTTATATTAACAACTAATCATCCTGATAAATTAGATAGCGCATTATTACGTTCGGGTAGAATAGACATCAATATTGAATTAACATATCTAGATAAATATCAAGCTAAAAACATGTTTAAAGCATTCTTTGATAATGATAAAATTTTTGAAGAAATGTGGAATAATATCAAAAAATACGATATAGAACCTTCAACATTAATGCAATTTTTATTTAGCAATAGAAACAAAAAAATTGAAGAAAAACTAAACGATTTTTATGATATACTATATAAAAAGAATAATGCGCAAAATAATAAAAATATATATATGTAGATATGGGAGGTGGAGGTAGTAAACCTGTTGAAGATGCTTTTTGTGAGAATGGTATACCAATAATAAGTGAATTAAATAATGTAGAATGTTTCTCAAATCAAAATAAAAAAGAATTAATATATGTTTGTATAATTTTTATAATATTATTGATTATTAGCATACACTTTTTACATCGAAGGCGATAACATTATTTTTATTATCTCTAATAATACAATTAGGACCAAATGTAACTACGCCTTTATTAAAGCCATTAAAACTTTTTAGGTCATTAACTACTTTATCTGTACCATAATAATCATGTTTGATAACATCGTTATCCACAAATCCATGACCCAGTGTAGCACAAATAGTATTGCCAATAATGATAGTATGGTCATTATCTAGAACAAAGTTATACATATAATCACAATCAACTGTAATTGTTTCATTTAGAGTATTTGGGAATACCCATTCAATATCTTTAATAGGATGATATGGTGTGATTGTTAAGCTATCATTAATATTCACCATATCACATTTATTATTTTCACATTTAATCTTAGTAACACAGATAACTTTGGAATATGTATTGTTAGATGTCATTACCAAATCATCCATCATAATGTCTTTGCATTTCTTGATATTATTGGGATAAATAGACACATTACTATTTTCGTGGAAGCAACCCCCACTTGCATTGTGAAAACTTTGCCTAAAATCCAGACCACCTCGCGTAAATCCTTTTGTTGTCGCACCCCCTCCACGAGTAGAATTATCACAATTTCTAACAATATTTGATGGTTTAGGTGCCTCCATATTTGCATAAATTTCATCAATCTTATCTACCAATTCACCAAACAATTTCCCACCATATACAGAAACACTTTTGTCTTTAAAATTATTACATTTTTGCTCTTTATGAGCATACATAAGAGAATAAATGTAATTTTTACCCCATTTATTATAAATCACATCTGATGAAATAGCCAATATTACTTGTTCTTTTAAATCATTGATAATTAAACTATCATTTTTGTATTTTGTAAGGAACTCATTAATATATATCAATGATGTATAATTATCGGGCATCGTTCTAATAATTTTATTCAATAGTTCAACAAATTCAAGTCTCATAATAATAAGGTCATTATCTTCATATAAATCATTTTCTGACTTAATATTAACGATTTCATTTGAATAAGAATTGTATTCCAACTCAATTTCATAATTATGTTGATCCGAATTATTCTCAAACTCAATAATAATATCCTTATTTTGCCCATAATTAATAGTGTTCAGATTAATTCTTTTTGAGTTTTCATATCCAACAATCTTTTTAATTTTATCATTTGTTGTAATTTTTAAAATTGCATTTGTACCACATGCAGTCTTGATATTTGCCATTGCATGAATAATAATAGTACCAACAAATCCTGAATCCGGGATAAATGAAAATGTACCATTGCCAATATTCGCAATATCAGATAATAGTTTAGTATCCAGCGAATATCCAAATCCAAATGTATAAATGGTTGGTTTAATAGTAATATTATTAATACTTTTTTCAAGACTTTCAATAATACCTCTTGGTGGCAGCAAGTGAGAACTAGGAATACCGTCCGTCATAAACATTAAAGATTTATTACAAACCGTGGAATCATTTGAAAATTGTTTAAGACCCATATTTAAACCCGCCCATACATTTGTACAACCTTCCGTATTAAGATTACTAATAAGTGTTTTGAGATATGTCTTATTAGATTCTGTAATATTTGTCATTCCACATACAACCTTTGCTACATCAGAAAATGTAATAATTGAAATTCTATCATTATTATTTAGTGATTCAATAATAGTTTTAATGGCATGTTTGGTAATATCAAGAATTGTAAATCCTACATCAACTTGTCTTTTATCCTGTTCAATATACGCGGGCGAATTCATTGACCCGGATACATCAATTACAACAACCAATTCATTGGGAACTTCAATTTTTCCATCAATTGGTTTAACAGATACACGTAGAATATTATTTTTACAATTTTCTTTCAATTGAATTGGATTATTCTCAATATTAAAGTTAGAATTGATAATAACTTCATCTGGATTAACATTGCATGGGTTCAAATATGCAATAATAGCTTCTTTTAAAGAACGATTTGGCATTAAATTATTAATAGTCAAAGGCGACCTTGTAATTGGAGAAGTATTATTATTTGTTAACCATTGCTTAATTGCAGTTTCCTCATAAGAATTACCCTCATTGTCAACATATGGTTCATTCATAATATTATGAGTAATTGGGCAGATAAAGTATTGGGGCACTGAATGTGTTGTCATTTTTGTTATTATTATATTTAACAATATAATCAATTTTTATATAATATATAAAAAAAAGTTAATAAATAAATATATGTCCAATAAACTAATTATTATTATTGATGCGAGAGAACATAAATTATATGATGATATAATTTCTCGTGATCTAGATTCTTATAACGATAAAATAGAAATTATTAAAGAAAATATTGAGCTGGGTGATATACATATTATTTATAATGATATTTTTTATATTTTTGAAAGAAAAACTACGAGCGATTTACAATCATCAATACATGATGGAAGATATAAAGAGCAGAAAGCTCGTATGTTAGCTAATTATTCGCAAAAACAGATATCTTATATAATTGAAGGCGATGATATATTATCTTCAAAAACATATAATAAATCGCGAATGTTGCAAGGGGCGTATTTACATACAATGTTTAGAGATAATATCAGAGTATTGTATACAAAAAACATAAATGAAACAGCAACATTTATTTTAACCATTGCTACAAAAATACTAGATAATCCACAATATTTTAATAATGACGAAATAACAACTGATTATACTAGTTGTGTTAAATTGAAAAAGAAAAAAATTGAAAATATTGATGAACATACTTGTTATATTATGCAATTATCCCAAATACCTTATATTTCCAATGTTATCGCCAAAAATATTGCCAAAAGTTATCCAAATATGATTTCATTTATTGAATCATTTAAAGATTCAGATAATAAAAATAAAGAATTATGTAAAATAGAAGGTATTGGTAAAGAAAAGGCGAATTGTATTATTAAATATCTATTTAATGACAAACGAGAATGATTTATAGTTTAGAATAATATCTGAGAATTTCCGAATCTTATTAACCAATTTTAAAGCACCCAGATTTTGTGTTTCAAATATATTTTCCATCGTATTACTATCTTGTTTTTTCATCAATTCTATATAACATAATAGAGCTTCATTATAATCCTTTACAAAAGGCTTATTATTAAGAGATATAATGTATATTTTCTCGCTATTTAATTTCATAATTTCACTTATGATTTTAATTGTTTCGCTTTCTTTATTGAGACATTCGTCATTATGATAATCCCATATTTTAGTTTTATTATCTACTATATTGGCCGATGCTATGATTTTACCAGATTTTTGATTTTTTGTAATTTTAATATCTACTTTTGCAACACCATCGGGTATTGTAGTATCTATCTTTGTTGATTTAACTTTAACAGGTTTAGTATCTATAATAATATTACCCTCAGTATCCTTTATTTCTTTAATCTTTTTTGCACGAGGTTTCTTAGGCTCAGATAATAATTCAATATAACTATCAAATAGCAATGCTTTTACCATTTGGAGTTTTAAATTATCAATGCGATTATTCCTTTTAATTTCATCTTGATATATTGGTTTGATCTGTAAATTCTTATCTATTTCCTGCCAATATTTATCATCTTTTTCATAACCCGGTAATTCATCTAAACAAAGTGCATACAATTGTAGTAGAGGTTTCATAATTTGATTTGTAATATAATGTAAATAGTCAGGTACTAATTTATTTTCAACAATAAACTCAGGATTTTCTATTTTATCACCTTGCAATCCAGATGTGCTATTTGTTTTAATATAAACATAGGGGATTCTTTCATTTACAACTGGGCGATTACCAGGATCTCTTGAACCAATTCTATCTGCTAGAACTTTATGTGCTATTTTTGAGGGGTCTTTGTACGACGCTCTTAGATTTTTTGTAATTACTAAATCAGTAATTGGTGCTTTTCCTTCAACTAAATCAGATAATTCATCTTTTAGAAATTCAATTGATGCACCCAAATCTTGTTTTTGCAATATTATATCAATAACTCCGCCATATATTTTCTTAACAATCTGAGCATTATCTCTTCGCTTTAATACGATACCCATTGATTTTTGTTTATACTTATTTACATCAAACTCATATAGATTACCAACATATCTCTTTTTACTAAATAAGATAAACGGATATAATGATTTCTCATAATTTAGTTTTTGTGGTTTTGGCATAATTTTTGCTATTTCTTTTTCTACTTTTTTACCAATCTCAATAGCATAAGGTAATGCATCCTTTCCTTGAACAATATTACCCTCGCTATCTTTTAAAGGAAATTTGCAGAATATAGAATCCGTATCACCATATATTACATCTGCTTCATAATGTTCTTCAACAAACTTTTTAGCTATCATAATCATCTCTCTGCCAGTAGCAGTTGTACATGCGGCAATTTCTTTAAGATAAATGGATGATGTCCTTGCGCCTATTTGACCATAAAGAGAGTTTGCTGTAATTTTATAAGCTAGCTGTAATGCATCAAACACGTCTTGTTCAAATATATTATATGTTTCTGAAATACTATCAACATCTGTTTTACTAATAACAGTTTTCTCATTAGTATCAACATCTAATAATTCATAAGAATCGTCATTTTCATTACACGAACCAGAAAATATTTTACCAGATTTATCAATTATTGTTTTATATTCTATTTTTTTACGAGTACTTTTACGTTGTTTAAGAAGCATATCCAGAATATCTGCTATGATCCCTTTTTTTCCATCTTTATATTGTACAAAAGTGCATACTTTTTCACCAATCTTCTTTTTCTTATCACCTTTGCCTTCATATAAATCATATGAAACATCTTTATATTCAATATTTGGATCTTCAATGCGATACTTTTCATCCATTAAATAACAATCGTGTGAAAGATTTCTGGCAATCATAGATGATGGATATAGAGAACCGTAATCAAATACTACAATTGGTTCATTCAAATAAATACCTTGTTTGGGATCAAGAACTACGGCACCTTCGTATCCTTCTTCCTCTTCCATGGCATTCTCCCTAAATGATTTAATAACCGGAATCAATGTATCATGTTCCATACATTGTTTCGCAATCAATGAGAATATTTTGATACCTTGCCCTCGTCTAAACAGAAAGTTAAGAGGAACTAAACATACGTTACCCATACCAATATTATTCTCAATAATTTTAAGTTTATGGATAAGTCTATTGATAAGACAACAATCTTGAATACAATATTTGGCAATTTCGCAACGGTCAGCACTATTTCCTTTAAACTTACTGAATATTTCTTGCGGCTTCAAATCATTCTTTTTATCACCCAAGAATATTGATGCTACATTATCAAGTTTATAACTATCTAGTTTTTGATCACGTTGCATAACCTTCAATAAATCAATTAATACAATACCGTCATAATCAATATATCTTAATATATTATCACCCATAGCAGAAGATGATAATTGTTGCTCGACAAGGGCATTTTTACGAGTAATTAATCTTCCCAAGCCGATACTAAAATCTTCGATAATATTTATCTCTTTTGCTCTATCCCAAATATAAGGCATATCAAAACCAAATATATTATATCCTGTAATAATATCGCTATTAAGATTATTCATAACATCCTTCCATTTGTTCAATAATTCTTTCTCTGTTTTACAAGATATAACATCACATCCCTCAATATCATCACAAGAATCAAGTGATACAATATTCTTGTATACTATATTATCAGAACCGTATAAATGAACCGTTGTACCAATTTGAATTATCTTATCTCCTTCCAATGGGATAAGAATATTATCTAGTATTTTACTAATTTTCATTTCTTCCGCGTTAATTTCTGCAACGGTCATATCATTGTCAGTTTCATCGTTATCATCGTCATTAACAGAAGAAGCTATTTTATCTAGAATACTCACAATATTGGCAATAACTGGTTTTAATAGCTTTGGAATATTTTGGATATATTCATTGGTAATTTTTCGCTTTGCATAGACTCTATTGATTTTCAAATCTATTGCTTCATCAATAACAATATCATCTAAATATATATTTTGAATCCAATTGATAATAAAATCTTCATCACAGTCATACCCTGCTTTCGCAACTAATGCTAAATCTTGGGCGACTTTACTATAAGTCTTCTTAGCTACTGGAAAATCACCATGACTACTCGTACATTCAATATCAAAAGATGTAACAAGAATTGGTGCGATTTTATTTTTTTCAATAGGAATTATATTTTTGTAATTAGAAACAATATTATAATCGCATCTACTAATATCATCATTGATTTTGTATTTTTCTACGCGAACCCAACTACATGGTTTTATATCTTGAATATGAAGATATTTTAGAAAAGGGTCAATATTATTCTCATAAGCAACATAACCCTTCTTTTCCAAAGACTTAAAATAGTATTTTAAAGTATTATATAATTTCAATGATTTAACAGAAACTTTCATAAAACGAAAGATTTTATTATTAGTAAAACCCCAAAAATCCTTTTTTCTAACAATGGTTAAATCTTTGAAATGTGATTCCATATTTTTAGGTATTATTTTCCGCTCATATTCTCTATTCATATATTGCGCCATATATTTTTGCGATATCATATATTCCTTGAAATCTGCAACTTTACTTTCAAATGCCATATCACTTAGAACTTCCCATGATTCAGGTGGTTTTATATAAAAGAATGGGATAAAGTTCTGAACATCAACACATACAGTTGCTCCATTTTCACAAGTACCATAGATTAATAAGGAGTAAAGCTCGTCATAATCTCTTTCTTTATTTTTGTCATTTTCAGGAACATATATGTCTGTTATTTGAAACTCTACGATATTTTTTTTTGGATTTAGAGGTTCATGTGTTTTGCGAGGAAAATCCATTATAATTAACAGTATGTATTTCTTTTTAAATACTATAAATCAATTTTTAATTTATTATAATAAATAGAGAATGGAAGTGGGAACCGAAGGTTTAGTTATACTATTTTCCATAATTATTGGTGGTTATTATATAATAAATATGTATAATGAAAAGGATTTGGTTAAAATAACGAGTAGTGTAGATAATAAAAAATATACAGTGCAAATTAAAGAAGATTCAAAAGAAGCAGCAGATTTAATAGCTAAAATTAAACAACGTATTATTACTTTAATTGAACATATGGAAAAAACTTTTGGTATTAGCGATGAAAGAGTTGCTAATCTTAAAAATAATTTTAGACCAGATAGATTAAAGGAAGGTGTTGATACACCAGGATATACTAGTTATTCTGTTAATAAAGGCGAACAAATCGTATTATGTTTACGTAATAAAGACTCTTTGGTTGATATTAATACAATGATGTTCGTTGTATTACATGAAATGGCACATCTAGCATCGGTTAGTATTGGACATACCGAAGAATTTTGGAATAATTTTAGATGGATATTGGAAGAATCTATAAATATTGGAATATATGTTAAACAAGATTTTGAAAAGAAAAGCGTAGAATATTGTGGGATGGATATTACGTCGTCTCCATTAGATTAAAATATATAAGATTATATTTATCTTAATTATTATATTTTAATGAATAACATGATACTAGTTAATAAGAGTTTTAATGAATTTGAATATTTTTTATTATGTATTTTAATACTTATGCCTGTTAGTAAAAATTTAGCAGATATATTTATTGATAACGTTCATATTAAAAGAAAACTACATCAATATACAACGTGGAATCTTATAATGATACTATTTAATTATATAAATACAATGTATTTAGGATATAATAATTTGATTATTGACAAATTTATCGCTTTAAATTCATTTCATATTTTATGCTATTTTCATTGTTTTATATTATATGACAAAAGAATATTATTTGAAGAATTGCAAGGCGTTGAACCGTTCATGGGCAAGTTAATCCCAGTCAATAGAGTTTCAAAAAGTAAATTAATTTCTTTTGAATATTTTATTTGTAATATCATTTTACATATTTTACCAGTATATTTTTATAGAAATAGTTTAGTTAATTACAATGAAAAAGGTGCCGATATCAACATGTATATTTATACTATATGCTTTAAATTTGTATGGGTCTTAAATATAATTGGTCATTTTAATGTTACTACTATATATGTTCCCAAACTTGATGTTTGCAATATCAAAATTATTAATTTGATTTTACTATTAGATTTTTTAACTGATAAATTACTTAATGAGATAACATATTGATTTTATATAAACAATATATATTATCGTTATATTAATAATGATACCTAAAATAATACATCAAACTTGGAAGTCCGAAACCTTACCCCCTGTTTTAAAACTATTATATGATGAAAATGTTAATGTTCTTAAAAATAAAGGATATACATTCAAATTTTGGTGTGATAAAGATATTATAGAGTTTATTAATAGTAATTATCCCAATTACTATAATATCTATTCTTTTGCTAAAACGGGGGTTCAGCGAGGTGATATAAGTAGAATACTTTTAGTAAATCATTATGGTGGAATATATATTGATCTAGATGTTTTGATAATGAAAGATTTTGCTGATTTAATTGATTTCAATGAGGACAAATTTTATATTTCTTATGAACCCAGAGGTCAAACCACGGCATTATATAACGATGATAAATATTTATGCAATGCATTCTTTGCTTCTAACAAAAACAATAAATTTACACTTAAACTAGTAAGAGGAATATCAGATTATGTTTTACAACATGGAGTAACTATATTTAATAAATTTGATATTTTTGGTGGAAATTATATTAAACAATCAATGAAAAACTTTCAAGACAAGGATAAATATATACATATAATTGATGATAGAGAATTAATATATCCGATCAATGATTTAAAACTTGATAATATGCCATTTACAAATGATGATTGGAATATCCTTAAAAAAGGAATATATCCTATGGAACCAGTAATGATACATTATTGGATACATGGAGATTTCGAATCAAAAAATGTTATAAATCAATTTACCCCAAATAAAAATTTAAATGTTCATGATAATATGTATATATTCTTCAAAACTCTCTACCCTAATATAGCTAAAAAAATTGATTATCATATAAAATAATAATGAATACTTTTATTAATCATGTTAAAAAAGTTAAAATTTATTTTTGTTACAATTGTATTAAATATTAATTTTACAAAAAGTTTTACTAATTCAATTATAGTCCCTGATGCTTTTACGATAAGAAAAACTATAATAACAGATACGAAAATGCCAATCATATATACGGGAATTAATTATAATATTAAAAATATTGAAAAAAATAAATTTTTATCAGCAGAACATATATATCCACAATCATTATTGGATGAATACCAGAGCAAAGATATGCATAATATTATAAAAACTTTAAATACATTAAATGCAAATAGGTCTAATTATAAATATTGCGACAATTATGATTTAAATGATAGAAATTGGAAATCATTAGAATATAATAATTATGTAAATCATAAACTAAAATTATTTGTACCCAATTCTAATTCAAGGGGATTTATATCAAGATCTATTTTGTATATGTGTAGAGAATATAATTTCAAATTGCCAAATATAATTGATAAACAAACCTTGGTTAAATGGTTTTATACATATTCTCCAACAAATAGCGAATATTATCATAATGCTGTTGTTGAAAAAATTCAAAATACAAATAACATATTTGTTTCTAGTTATAGTAAAAAAAATATTGCAATTAAAAAATATATTGAACTTTTGTAAATGATTAACATATTTAATAGATTTGATGTATATTTATCATATTGGATATTGGCATGGTCAATAATATCTATTTTTCTAAATATCACGTTTCCCATAATATCATTATTGATGGTATTTTTATCTCAATACATTTATACCAAACAAAATTTATGTAAAATTATTCATTCCCGTGAATATGTCATATATGGTAATTTTACTGTATTATTCATAAAATATATACTATTAGTATATGCATTTATATATAAAATTCAAACATATAATATATATAACGAAATTAAATTATTAATAATTGTGTATATTGTTTTTAATATACATTATATAAATATTGTTGGTAAAGTTTTTATTCCTAAAATATTGGATAGTTCTAACAAAACATATCAGATTGATGATGGACCTGCGATTACAATATTTAAAAACATATTTGATAAAAATTGATATTTATTATTTTTATATTATTTAAATGGATTCTTTGAATACAAAACAACAACAAGCTGTTGAGGCTGTATTAAATGGTAAAAATATATTTTTAACTGGTCCAGGTGGTACAGGTAAATCTTTCACTATAAAATATATTATTGAATTATTAAAAGACAAAAATTATGGTCTAACGGCTACAACTGGATCAGCAGCTGTTTTAATAGGAGGTCAAACAATTAATTCTTTTCTAGGTATTGGATTGGGAAGTGGTAAAATATCAGATATTATTAAAAACATTATATCTAACAGATCAATATATAATAGAATATTGAAATTAGATGTTTTAATTATTGATGAAATCTCAATGTTAGATGATGCGTTATTTGATAAGATATCTAATGTTCTTTCAGATATTAAATCAAATGTTGATAAAAAATTAGCTGATGTACCTTTCGGTGGTATTCAAATGATATTTGTGGGAGATTTTTGCCAGTTAGCTCCTGTAAAAGGGCTTTATTGTTTCTTATCTAAATTATGGGATAAATTAGATATGGATATTATAATATTAGATGAATTAGTCAGACAAAGCGGTGATTTATTATTTCAAAAAATCCTTAGCATTGTTAGAAAAGGTAAGTGTACGGATAATATTATAACAGTATTGGAGGGATTAAAGACAACGCAGTTTGCTGAAAACATTATTCCTACAAAATTATATCCAATCAATGAAGATGTAGACAAAATTAATAATATAGAAATACAAAGATTAAAAGATAATGGTAATTCATCAGTTATTTATAAAACGACATGTAGTTATGGATATGAGAAAGCAGCTTTAAATTTTAATGTGGAATTAACAGAAAAAGCACAAATTATTATTACGCGTAATATTGATATTAGTAAGGGATTAGTAAATGGTACACGAGGGGTTATTAAACATTTGGGTAGCGAATATGTTATAATACAAGATGTCTATAATAATACACATGCGATTAATTACTATAAGGATATCATAAATAAAAAAAAGGCAACATATATATTGCATATGCCCATACGTACGAGTTATGCATTATCTATACATAAATCACAAGGAATGACAATTGATGCGGTAGAGTTAGATTTAGGAGCTAATATATTTGCGTATGGACAAACATATACTGCTTTATCCCGAGCAAAAAGTTTAAAATCAATAAAAATTATAAATGTGGATAAAAGCTCATTTAAATTAAATCCATATGTAAAAAAATTTTATAGTAATATAATAGATAAATAATGGGGGGAAAAAGAACATTTACAGTAGAATCGTCTAATATACAAAAATCAGGAGGAAGATATACTTCTAAAACTCCAAATGCTGCTGCTAAAAAAGCCGCGTCACAATTATTCAAAAAAGCCGCTAAATCTAAAACGCAAATTACTTTTGAACTTAGAGAAACTACAAAAGGTGAAGACAAAAAAATACACAAATATACTGCTAAGCGCGTTAAATTAGCAAAACCCAAAGTTATTACTATTATGGGTAATGAAATAACATATAAATATAAAGTTCAGGTTAAAGCAGTGTAATACTTATTTACTCATCTGACATATAATCTGTGTCATTATCACTATAATAATATTCATAGCTATCATCGCTATCCGATGACATATAATATTCATATTCTTCATTATCTTCGTCAAAATATTCTTCATCATCACTTTCATCTTTATTAGTTTTATATGATAATTCATTATAGTATTTATATTTCATATTGATTGTATCATAATGATGTTTGATATCATCTGTGTCAATTTCAAATTGTTCTTGTTCTTCCATATGTTTTTTTTCTCGTGCTGCGGCGTTAAATAAGCACTTGGGTGGGTCTAGTTTTTTATCAAAATTATCTGCGATATTAGTTTTATAACATTTAATAATATCCGCCTTATCATAGTTTTGACACTTATAATTTTCATAATTGTTAATTACTGAATTCATTCTCATATCTTTGATATATTCGCTGGAATACTTTTTAATTACCATATACTTCGAATAACATTCGTGAAGCGTCTTAATTGCATCTAAATTTTCTTCTCCGATATCACTTGTATTATTCATTTTAGTTGCAAACTCAATAAAATCGTTGTAATCAATCATGGTAGTCATTTATTATATTAATTATATTTAATTATATAATTGAACTATCAATTTTTAAATCTTATTGAAAAATAAGGAATTATTCATTTTTTATGAAAAATACCTGGGATATCTTAAATACTGATTGTAAAAATTATATAATAGAATGGAAAAATAAATTAAACTATTTTCATACTGGATTTTATTATTTTAATGATTTAATATTTGGTAAAGTTTATATTTTTATAATAGAAATTACAATGTCACATGTTATAATTCTTGATTTGAATCTTTTTCAAACAAGAAGAAGACGAAAAAATTATGATTATAGTGGTGACATGTTTATAAAAATGAAATATGATAAACATTATATTCTTATATATCCTCATTATTTAAGATTACTTCAATATTTTTAATTATTTTATTTACTATTTCCGTAATTTTATCCAATTCAACATTTGGAGAATGTTTATATTCAATTAATACAGTAACGTTATCATTTATTTCACTTTTAACTATCAATGAAACTCTATTTGATATCTTATATTCTTTTATTGTAATTTCAGAAATGTTATCAATTTCATTTGTACATGGAAATATATATTGCGGGTATTTGTCTATTCTTGAACTGAGTATATATATATTATTCTTTTTCGTTTTATAGTATTTATCCTTTTTCTTTGTTTTTGATGTTACATATTGATTATCGTTTGATAATTCATATGTATACATTTTATCCCGCATATAATATATTTTGTATTTTTCTTCTTTTGTCTTTTTATAAATTTTATTTATGTTAGATTCTATATCACCTGACATGGTTACATCCATTACATTATCACTAAGTATATTTTTAATAAAATAAAATTCCACAATATTTATATCATCTTCAACCAATTCAGTTAATTTTATATTACTCATTATTGTTAATGATATTAATAATTATTATATCATTTTTTATTTAATATATAAAAAAATGATAGGTATTTTTATTAATTACAAAGTTATATTATGACTTCCGAAAACTATAAACTATATGATTTAGAAGAAGAAATTAAAAAATATACTGAAATAAGTAACATGGATAATGATAGCAGTATTGATGATAAAGAAACTAATAAACATAAAGTCCGAAATGATTTTACTGAATTATTGATTAAAAAAGCGAAAATACCTGAATTACTTGCAAGGGATTTGGAAATAGGGGTTTTTAATGCGACTATTGATTACGCAAATAATTATGGAATACAATTATCATGGAAAAGTCAAATATTAATTGAAACTTATATAAATATTTCTAGAAGTATTTATTCTAATATTAAAAAAGATAGCTACATTGGTAATAAAAATTTACATAAACGTATGATTAAAAATAAAGAGTTTAATCCACATATGTTACCATATATGCAATGTCATAATATCTTCCCCGAAAGATGGAAGGATATTATTGAGAAAAATCAACGTAGATTTAAGGCTGCCTATGAAATTAAACTTGTTGCTATGTCTGATATGATTACATGTACTAGGTGCAAAGGCAAGAAAGTTAGTTATTATGAATTGCAAACTCGTTCGGGTGACGAGGCATCTACTCTATTTATGAATTGCTTAATTTGTGGTAAAAAATGGAAACAATAATTTAATTTGTAATAATCCGGAATTCAAAGTATTCAAATATTATATATGAAGCGATACCATATATTAATTTTTCTTCTTCGCTTTTTATAAAGTCCATTATTTCTTCATATTTTTTTTTATTTAAAACATAATATTGTAATGCATTTTGTATACCATAATCATATATTATTAATTCAATGTCTTTTTTTTCATATAGTGGCAATTTCAAATGGTTGTAAATAAACATTTTAAGCTTATTAACTAACCATATTTTATTAGGAGTTACTATATGTTTAACCTTGCAAAAAATAGTATTCGCCACATCATTATCCTCTTTTTTTATAATTATTTTGTATTTATAATCTTCCATTTTAATTATAATTAAGCATTTTAACACTTATATAGTATTATAATTTCATTTTTTTTTGTATTACATCGGGTTTCTATCAAAATTACAGAATACATGTATAAAATTGTGTACTTTATATGCGACACATATAAATACCTGATATTAACATAATTATTTTAGATATCTTCAATGATTGTTTTTTCAAAATTTTATTTGTTTTAATTGCATAACTATTAATTAATATTAAAGGCATTTGCAATAATATAAATTTTATGGATAATCCATATGGTATTATAGAACCCAATATTAAAAACCCCAATCCAATAATATTAGCTTTTTTATACCCATATAATACTGGTATTGTTTTAATATTATTTTTTTTATCTCCTTCCAAATCTATAATATCTAACATCAATTCTTGCCACATTATAAAATTAAAAAGATAAATCATGGCAGGTATTACACTTTTAATATCACCATTTACAATTAATGCTCCTGTTAAAGGTGATTGTGTAATTATCAGAGATACAATTACATTCTTTAATAATGGTATATTCTTAAAAACAGGAGTGTATAAATATGTCACAATTATAGTATTTGAAATTATATGTCTAATGAATGTGTTATTAATTAATGCCGATAAATAGTAGCTTAATAGTCCTAAATATGTTGAAAAATGTACAACTTCTTCTGTTGTCAAATCCTTTTTATTTAATACCTTTAAACTCTTATTTTTATCTGTCCCCGATTTATAATCATAATAATCATTTATCACCATAGAGTTACTTGCTATTATTGCACTAATTATCCCCATCAATATAGCATACGGATTCAATAGTGTTTCTATGCTTTTTGTTGCCAAATAACTTCCAAATAGGGGTAATGCGAATTCATAAGGCAGGCCTTCTGGTCTTGTTATTTTAACATAGCTATTAAATTTTTTTATATGAATGGGTTTGGTATTTTCACTCATTTTTATTAAAAGCATATTTGTTGGTCTAAAACTATATGTTGACATTATTAATAAAAACAGTATTGCTATTTTTAATTTCATTATTAGTTTAATAAAATATATTATTTATATATAATTTATTAATGTGTAGATAAAAATTGCATAAAATAATAAAAAATTGATTGGTGGCGCTTTGTTAATAACACATCAACAAACAATGTTCTCTACCAACGCTACTCAGATCCCCGTCGAATACACCACTGGTGATTACAGTGTCCGCCTTAACCTCAACTTTGGCGAAGGAAAGGATTCAGAAGTTTACAAAAATGAAACCGAAAGGAAGAATTTCAAAGACAATTACAATATCGAGGTATATGAATCGGGAGAAGGTGATGATTACTCAAAGGGATATCGTGTTGTAACAAACGAAGGTCCTCTTGTTATTAAGGTTGGCGACATCTCTATTTCCGGCAAGGATGATTACAATTATGATTATGCGATTGGCTTTGCTGTTGATAATAGTATGCCGGAATATACTACTGATATGTCTACTACTCCATATAATATTGAAAGAGATGGGACTCTTTGGACTATTCCTGCTAATAATGGCGATAGCTATAAATTTGATCAAAACCCCAATGCCAAATATCAATGGGTGGCAAAACGTGCTATGGACATTGGCTATGAACCCACCGAAGAAGAAGAGAAACTCGGTATGGAAAAAACAAGCGAAAATACCGGGCTTATCTATATCACATTCATGGTATTCAAAAAACCTAGACACGTTGAAGTAACTCGTGGTGCCTCTCGTGGTATCTCTCGTGGTATCTCTCGTGGTGCTACTCGTGGTGGTGACCAGATGGAAAGTGATGCTGCCAGATTTGGATATGGCAATGAAGCAAATAGTGCATCTAAAAAGAGCGATTTTGAATATGCGGGAAATACTGAACGCTATGTAATGCCTGTGCGATTGAGGATTAATAAGAAATCTGTGAATAGCGATATTAATTGCTCTCAGCATCTTAAAGGGGCAAGTGTTAATACTCTGCGTCGCCAGACAATGACAGTTCCCTTCTAAATAAAAATTGATATGTTTATATAAGTATTTATTTTTATAATTATATTAAGTAGAATATGATGACTTCTCCACAAACTATTAAGAATACTATTAACATAACTCACGATTTATCTAGTGTTATTATGAGGAATCGTGCCATTGTTATGATTAGAATGCTAAAAGAAAAAAAGGTAAAGGAGAAAGAGTTTAAAAAACAACAACAACGTATCATGAATAATAAATTTTGTATTGGGTTTTGTGAAAATCCTTTAAATTGTTCTTGTTTTATTAACAATTCAATTTAGATTAGAATCTTCTTATGAACTGTTTCTATCGCACCTTCAATCCATGCTTGCCTATCACAATATGTTTCTCCCAAAATATAAATGTCTTTTTTTATAAACAAACTATCAATCGTTTTTTGTATTTTTTTGGAATTAATCCCCACTTTCCACATATGGTCTCCTGAACTCCAATAATGCATTGTTATCCAATCCGGTTCTTTTATTTTTTTATCAGGAAACATTTCGTCTAATAACTTCTTGATATGTTTTTTAACAGATTTTTCATCCTTAAATGTATTCCAGAAATCAGCATTATAACTATCACTATAACTTATTTGTATTAATCCCGAATTGTAATCAATCGGTATTATAAATTGCAGTTTATTATCTGTTAATGTTTTGGGCATATCCTTAAACCAGACATCTTTAAATTGCGCGTATATTCTTAGCAGTTTACCATCACTAACACTATTAAGCACATTTTCATATTTTTTAAAATAAGATATATTTAAATAATCGCTTCGTGTTATAGTTAAATATAGCTTTGTATAACTATATTTTTTATTATTTATAGTATATGATTTACTTTTATCATCTATATCTGTAAGAGATGCATTAAACACTATTTTAACATTACGTGATTTTAGATATTCATATAGAACATCGCATAATTTCTGGATTCCTTCTTTTAATACAAAGAAATCGTTGTTTTTAACATCAAAATCTTTACGTAAAGTTAAAATAGCATTATGAGCATTCATATCATATATTTCACCAACATATCCCAATGATTTGTTGAGCACTTCTACTTCATTTGTTGGCAAAAATAGCGAAAAGTAATTATCTAAATTATAATCATGTTTATTGACTTTTATTTTTTTATTTATTGCATAATCCCATAATTTATCTAGGCTACTATAACTTGATTTATAGTAAGCCAATAGCTCTTTTTCTTCCATCATTTTGCCATTAAGATAGTATCTCTTATCTTTATTTATGTCTATTATTTGGTCTTCTAATTTAAAATCTTTAATTAGTTTCATAACATATTTGTGCTTTTTCCCTAACCTTCCTGCTCCAACAGAGTAGTTGAATCCCTTATTGCTATACGTATAAACACGTCCTCCTATACGATTATTCTTTTCATATATTACTATATCTTCTGGATTAACATTTTTAATAGTAATTAATTTATAAGCTAGATATAATCCTGTTATTCCAGCTCCAATAATAACATGTTTCATAGCTTCTAAAAAAAGAGTACATAATTATGTAAAAAGTTAAAATTATAAAAAGTTTATAAAATCATTAGAAAAATAAAATTATGTACTCATTTCTTCTTTTTCATTAATTCTTTATAGGATTTCACAGTAATTAGCTTACCTTTATGCTTAACATATTCTTTGCGATCTCCTGGTATTTTATGAATACTTTTTGTTTTACCAAGGATATCTTTTTTAGGTAGTTTTTTAGATTTTTTGCCTCCATTACCAGCACCCACCACATCTGCTGCTGTCACACCCGAATCATTACTAGATGATTTATTCATGCGTTGTTGGTATTTGTTTGGGCCCGCTTCCTCCTCCTCCTCCTCCTCCTCCTCCTCCTGCTGCTGCTTGCTCTGCAATTGCTTTACCTGCTTTTGAGCCTCCTCCTCCTCCTCCTGCAATTGCTTTACCTGCTTTTGAGCCTCCACCAGCTCGCCCTGCAATTGCTTTACCAGTATGTCGATATCTGTTAATAAATTAATTTTACTTCCACACATTCTTGTAATATCTATTGTAAACTGATTTCCATAATTTAATTGATAATCATCAAATTCCAATTTTCCATTGTTTATTAAAGCTTCAATAACGTTTACTACTATTTTTTTTGTTATTTTATTTTTTTGATGTTGTTGTTGCGTGCTTATAAAAAATCTGTACACATATGAATGATAACTATTTATACCTGTATCTATATCAGATGTGGGGAATTTTAAAGACTCACATTTTTCTATAAATTTTTGGGCTAAGGTATCAGCAGTTATATTAAGCTTCTCAATAAAATTATTAATAAACGATCCTAAACCAATTGATTTCAAATCACTAAATTTAATTCTAGTTTTTGAAGTAATATTTTTTCTATGAAGTATAAGATACAATATTTCAATAACTTTAAAATAATAATAATATAATTCAGAATCTACTTTTGATATTTTATTTTCTGATATTATTCTCAAATATAATTCAAGAGAAAAAAACCCTAATAATATAGCTATTTTTATTTCATGATTTTTATATAAAGCAGAATATATTGTATAATCACTAAATGTTCCACCTTCTCCTTTAAACATCTCCTTATTTTTTTTCGCCATATTTCTAATTAATAATATTATTATTAATTACTCATACTCTCTTTTTTGAGGCCACGTGAATAATTAATAAATGATATTCCTATAAATATTAATATAAATCCAGATATTTCTAGCATTGTTAATGATTCGCTTAATACTAAATACCCTAATATCAAAGTAACAATCGGATATAAAGATGTTAATAAAGTAGCTATTGCTACCTTTTTATCATTGTTAATCGCGTATAAATACCCATAATTAGCCATTAGTAGCATTGATGTTGCAAATATAATAACTAAAATTATATATTTATTATTCATAATTGTTGTACAATCTTGAATAAAACCACCATTGCTACTATTCAAAACAATACCTAGTAATATCAAGAAATGTATAAGGGAAACAAATAACATAAGTGTGAGAATATCAATGTATTGTAATATATATTTATCAAATAATGGTGCAATGCCCCAAATCAAATTAACTATAAAATAATATATATATAACATCTCTCTAATTATTAAAAATGTATTTTTAAAGTATAGTTTATGTTATTTAGATTTATTGGTGGCACTAATTATATTGCTATTTCTAAATTTATTCATAAAATGTATGACAAATCTATAATTCCTATTATTGATTATGCTAAGGAAGGTGCTAAAACACCCGGAGATGTTATTAGTTATAACAAAGAAGTTGTTTCATTAATAAATCAAATAAGTCAAGAACATACTAATCGTGACATTGGATATGCTATCAAACTTTCATCGTTTTCAGCATATAATCCCGAAGATAATATTGATAACTTTATAAAAAGAGTTATAAATACAGAACATAAAAATAAGTATATATATTTTGACGCCGAATATACTCATCTGTATGATGAAGAAAATAAAATCTTCAATAAAATTATTCAAAAATATCAAAATATAGATAATTTGCATTTATTCAAAACATATCAGATGTATAAAAAAAACAGTTTATATTATATTAAACGCGATTTAGATACTTACGATAAGATAGGATTTAAATTGGTCAGAGGTGCTTATTACAATAAAGAAGATACCGAACTATTTGAAGATAAAACAGATACTGACGTTAATTATAATGATGCTGTTAAATATCTTATTGCTAATACGAATAATAAAATTTGCATAGCTACGCATAACAAAGATTCTATTGATTATGCTTTATCATTTAAACCCGGATATAATGTATCTTATGCGCAATTATTAGGCATGGGCGATAGTTCAACGGAATGTTTATTAAATAATAATAAAACAGTATTTAAGTATGTTCCTTATGGAAATGTTTTTGATATTTATCCATATTTGTTGAGGAGACTATATGAAAATATAGATATGTTAAAGTATATGAAATAACATAATAAACATATAAAAAGTTATTAATATAAAATAATAAATGTATTTTGAGAATGAAGCAGGTTATTTAAAGCTTTTGAAAGAAACTCTTAAAGAAGGTGAAATTAAATATACACGAAATGGAGTTGTGTATTCTAAGTTTGGTTGTATGATGAAATTTAACAATATTAATAATTTTCCATTGCTAACAACTAAAAAGATGTTTTTAAGAGGTATCGTGGAGGAACTCTTATGGTTTTTGAGAGGTTCTACGGATGCCAATGAACTCAAAGAAAAAAAGGTTAATATATGGACTGGTAATTCTACACGCGAATATCTAGATAGTGTGGGGTTGACTGAATATAAAGAAGGTGAATTGGGACCTGTTTATGGTTGGCAATGGCGTAAATTTGGAGAAGATTACAGCAATCCTACTAAACAAGGCAAAGACCAAATTAGATATGTATTAGAGGAATTACTAAAACCAAATAATAGTCGCCGCGCAGTATTATCGGGATGGAATCCAGTTGATCTTAATAAAATGGCATTGCCACCTTGTCATATTCTATATATTTTTAATAAAACATACAATGGGCTTTCGTGTCATATGACATTGCGTAGCTCTGATTTATTCTTAGGATTACCATTTAATATTGCCAGTACTGCTTTATTAACACAAATACTTGCAACTGTACTACATATTGATATTTCCGAAATCTGTTTATCTATTTGTGATGCTCATATTTATCAAGAACATGTACAACAAATAGATAAACAGGTTTTACAAGAACCATATGAACTACCCAAACTAATAATCAAGAAGTTTCCTCCTCCTATTGACAGTAGTATTGATGAAAAAATAAATTGGATTGAATCTCTAAAATATGAGGATTTTGAATTAAAAGATTATTTATCACACCCTGCTCTACCAGCTATTATGAAATAGCTGTCGGATGCCATTTTTTAAACTTTTCATTATAAATACAAACAAATCCAATAACAGTCATAGCGTTTTTATCCTTGAATGCTGTTCGCAATAGCTTACTATCTTTCATTGTCTGTACAAGAGCAATACCAAGCATATTCTTGATATCTTCTTTTTCATAAACATTATAAATATCCGGTTCATTAGTTTTGGTTAAATATAATATTTTTTCATTTTCACCAAGATTAATATCACATTTTGGTTTGATGACAATTATGTCTTTATTGGGATTATTTTCAATAGTTTTAAATTCTGTAATATCCTTTGTTTTTCTTACAACTTCAATAATATTTGTATCATCAAAATTATATAACTTGGGTTTATATTTTAAATCATAAGGCCATATATATATACCGCGACATGTATAATTAAGCTCTTTTGTGAGATTCTGGATTTCTTCGATAGATTCCTTATATAAATTGTAATAGGTCTTAACTTTATAGTTACATACATCAATTGTTTTATCAGGTGTATATTGAGTTTCTAACATATTATAAAGAATATTTAGTCGCTGAGGTAATGTTTTATTTTTTAAATGAATACCTTCGTAACATATAATATCATTTATTAGAAAAGTCCAAGTATCATCTTTGCACTTAACCATTTCCCCGTCTAGCAAAGTATTTTTAAATAGCATTTTATCAAATAATCCGCGTCCAAATATAATACGCGGGCGTTGATAACCTGGATGTATTTTTTTATCTATATAATACATAATTTCGATGTCATTATATAGTGTAAAATAAAGATAGTATCTATTTCCATTTGATCGTAAATTTAGCATATGATTTGATAATATATAATTTACATTATTACTGTCTAAATTATGATGATGTCTTTGCAAAATCTTTACATTATATTTATTATATAAATCTGATAATATAATATCCTTATGGTCGTTACTTTTAATATTGAAAGCAATTCTGTTTGAAAAACTGATAATACCCTGCATTAAATTAAATAGACGATTATTGTAATATAATATCTATCATTTTTTTAAATAAAAAACAATATAACGCTAATACAATTATTATATATGTTAATATGAATAAACTTTATCACGAATGGTTTAGTAATACACAATATTGGTTTGCTAATAATAAAATAATTGACGAATATTTATGTGACAAATATTTTAAACATATTCATAAGACTAAACAATTATATGAATATAAAGAGATTTATAGCAAAGAAACATTAATATCATGTATATTACTATTAGACCAAATACCAAGACATTATAAAAGGTTGGGATATGATATTGATGTAGATGAATATTCTCATGAAGCTATCAAATTTACAAATTATGTACTAAGTATCTATAAAGATTTAAGGATAGACGAATTATCTTTTGTTTATTTACCATATAGACATGTTAAAGACGTAAACAAGATACATGAAATTATCAAAATATTTTTAAGAATATATGATAATTCTAATATCATAGATAGAATAAAATGTAAAAGATATTTATCGGCGACTTTAAATAATATTTACAAACATATTAATGCAAAATATCTAGATAATACGTTACATATAAAATCATGGGATTCTTTAAATGTGAATATTTTTGATAAATTATCTTTAAACAATTCTGATATTTATTTAAAATGCTGTGACATTGAAGTTTATAATAATATATATACAGAATATTCAAAATTAAATCCAATATATCCTGACCCTAAAATCATAGTATCTTTATCGGGTGGTGTTGACAGTATTGTAGCTCTATATATCCTTAGTAAAATAAGTAAAAATGTAATAGCGGTTCATATAAATTACAATAATCGTAAAGAATCACAAGATGAATTGGACTTTGTTAATTATTATTGTGATTATCTTGGTATACGTCTTGTATATAGGACTATTACAGAAATTACAAGAGATGATTGTTTAAGTAATGGTTTACGCGATCTATATGAAGATATTACAAAAAAGATAAGATTTCATATGTACGAATTACTCAATGATACCAATACATATATATTATTAGGACACAATAAAGACGATTGTTTTGAAAATATTATAACAAATATTACAAATAAAAATAGTTATGATAATCTTTCTGGTATGGAGTCTATCAAAATAATAGATAACATTAAATTTTGGCGCCCTATGCTAAATATCGCTAAAAAAGATATAATACATTTTGCTAATTTAAATAATATTCCTTATTTATGCGACAGTACTCCTAAATGGTCAGTTAGAGGTAAAATTAGAGATAATTTAAGACCATTATTATGTAATTTGAAGAATAATGCAGATATAACACATGGTGGTGACGATAGTGCTATTGAATCTTTTTTTACATTAAAGGAACATATAAAAGAGTCTAATAATATAATCAATGATATTATAATTAATAAATTAATAAAAAGTATAAAATGTATTAATAACGTGAATAATGTACTATTTGGGACATTTAGTATTGACGATTTATATACTTTCAGATATAAAAGTATATCAAAGATGTTTTTTACTAGATTGAATATCAATATTAGTAGTAAAACATTAAGTGATTTTATTGAATTTATCAATAGATTTATAATTACCAGTAAAGAGAGGAAGTTTGTTTTAAATAAAAATAATATATTTATGATAAAAAACGGTGATGATAATTTATATAAAAAAATAATTATTAGTTAATTTAAGCATGAGTAGAATAATATCGAGATATGCTTTTGGTATTGTTAAAAGAATAATGCCGAAAATATCTGCTACCGAAAAGGCCGCTTTAAACTCTGGTTCAGTGTCAATTGAAGGAGATATCTTTAACGGTAAAATAAATATAAATGAAATTGTTGATAAATACAATATTAAACTTAAAAATGAGGAAATTGAGTTTTTAAACAATGAAACTAACACATTATGTGAATAATTGATAGATAACGAAGAAGTAGAAAGAAATCAGAATCTATCTAATGATACATGGGATTATATAAAGAAAAATAAGTTTATGGGATTGGTAATACCCCAGAAATACAATGGTCAATGAAATACGCCATTAAATAATCTAAATAGTATTATTAATACTCTAATATATGATATAATGTCTTCTACGCGCGAATAGAAAATTAAGATAATATGTTGTTATAACATGATTTACTAAATTATTTATTTTTAATCTATCATTCTTAATTTCATTAATTTTATATTTAGTAATTAAGTGATTAGCATTATTTAATCTATTAAAAGGTTTTTTAACAATAGATATACTATTGAGATGGGCAAATGCATTTACAAACGATAGTAGTGTAAATAAAATTAAATATTTAAACATTAACATGTAATATTAAATATTCTTTAAATAATATAAATGATATATAATATTTATAAATGCGAAAGTGAATTACCAGATAATACAATTGCTATTGACGGTGTAGTATATTCATTAGACGATTGGGAGCATCCTGGTGGTAATCAGATTAGATTATTTGGTGGCAATGATGTTTCGGTACAATATAGAATGATACATGCATTCCACGGCGAAGACACGAGAAAGGTAATGCCGGTTGTTGGTAAATTACTTAATTATAATAAGGATTATACATTTGATTCAGAATTTGAAAAGGAATTAAAAGAAGAGGTTAAAAAGATTGTATTACCTCACAAAATGTATGCGACTCCGGGATTCAAATATAGGGTCCTATTATATTGTTCGAATTATGTTATATTAATGTATTACTATGTGATATATGGAGCTAATTTTAAATTATGTACATTACTTGGTATTGCAGAGGCATTAATTGGATTAAATGTGCAACATGATGCAAATCATGGGGCTATATCTAGAAAACCTTTTTGGAATGATATTTTGGGTTATGGTGCTGATTTAATAGGTGGCAATAAATATCTTTGGCTACAACAACATTGGACCCATCATGCATTTACAAATGATAATATTAGAGACCCCGATGCTAAAAGCATGGAACCATTCTTAATATTTCATAATTATAATGCAGAATCTCCTAATCGTAATTATATCACAAAATATCAATATATATATATGATTCCATTATTTTCATTATACTGGTTATCATCAATATTTTCTAGCGAAATATTTTCGGGTTTACAATTTTCTGTTAATGAATACTCGGAGATTAATTTTAAAAATAGTTATATTCAAAGTAAGATAGGCATATCTATAATACTAAGATTATTGTATTTATATTTAAAATGCTTTTCACAATTTTATCATTATGATACAACAACTGCTATGATATACATAATATTTTCATCGTTCGTATCATCCCTTATGTTAGCTATACCATTTTCATTATCGCATAATTTTGAAAATGTAGAAAGATTTCCAAGTAAAATAGATTGGTATAAATCACAAGTAGAAACGTCATGTACTTATGGTGGAAAATATATAGGTTATTTATGCGGTGGGCTTAATTATCAAATAGAACATCATTTATTTCCAAGAATGTCAAGTGCATGGTATCCATATATTCAAGAGACTGTTATGAAGGTATGTAAAAAACATAAAATAAGATATGCATATTACCCTACTTTCCTGGAAAACTTTAAATCTACAATAAAATATGTTAGTAGTATATCAGATATTAAAAAGAGTACATAATTAATAAAAAAGTATAAATTATAAAAAGTTTATAAAATCATTAGAAAAATAAGATTATGTACTCATTTTTATGCCACAACCATTCTGTCAGACAATTTGAAAGACATGTGGTTATCTTTTAATACACATAATGGTACATTGGCTAATGGTAAATCACCTTTGTTGGGTTTTAAAGAATAATTATAAATTTGGTTATAATCAAGATTTGGATTATTATTCTCTGCTAAATCTGTCGTATATATCTTTTCTAAATCGGGTGAAAATACACGTTGTTCTGCTGTTTTAATTGTATCCTGTGTTATTATTTCTTTATTAAAATTGGTATTATCAACTTCTTTATTAGAACTATACATATTAAACGTATTTTTGTTTGCAATATCAATATTATTAGTATTTGGCATCTTGGGAATATCTTGATCATATAAATTAGTTAATTTAGGAGGACATCTTACTTTAATATCTCCCATATCTTGTTTTTTAGACGGTTCAGGTGGAGGCTCTTTATATTTTACTGATTCTTCTTTGGGTAGATCATTTTTTGACATATTAAAAAATAATAGAAATACAAATATTATTAAAAATATAATACATATGATTTCTATATAATAGATTTCGTTATCTTTCATATTACTATATTAAAATAATATTTTAATCGTCATCTTCGATAAACTTAACCTTTCCTTTTGTTTCTTCTTCAACATAATTATGAAATTGTATTAATTCGTTATCTTGATAATAGGAAATATTATACTTATTAGTATTGTAAAATTTAGTGCGAGCATAACCTTTGCGTTTAAATACGGAGAATTCGTCTAAAATATCTATACACAATGGAATATATTTTCTGTCTTCGGGGCGTTCTCTAAGAATACGACCGATAGATTGTTGTATATCAGATATAGGAGAAGCAAATATTACTGTATTTAATGTCGGGACATTGAATCCCTCAGACGCCAATTGATATGTCGCTAAAATAATTTGTTTTTCAGAGGATATATTTAGATCAGCTTGTTTCATACCACCAACATAATATCCGTAATCCTTATTCAAAATATTTCTATCAACAATATATGTTTCTATATCACTTAATAAATTTCTACGCTCGCTTAAAATTAATATTCTTCTATTGGGGGCTTTTTTAATTAGACTTTCTAAAACATTGATAATATATTCTGTCCTAGGTTTGAATTTGCAAATGTTATTAATCATAGCAGCAGTATTTTCCTTTCCATTCCACATTTGTTTTACAGCCGAATATTCAACATTTGGCTCATAATACTTATGTATTTGCACTTCTACTTCTGTAAATTCTTTGTTTTTCATCGTGTAAACAGAATTACCAATATAATATTCAAAAACTTTGCGCATACCATCTTTGCGATTTAGAGTAGCAGATAGACCCAAAATAATAGGCATATTTAGCTTTTTAAAAGCGCGACAAAATACTTGTGCTCCTGTATGGTGTACTTCGTCAATAATTATAAAACCAATATCATTGAAAATATTAATATCATAATCTCTCATTGATAATGATTGTAAAGATGCGATAATAAAATCCTTATTTTCAACATCTACCTTATTTTGTTTTATAATACCAATGCTGGAATTTGGAGAGAATGTTTTGACTGTATCAATAAATTGTTGATTAAGGAAGTCTTTGTGACTAATAAACATAGTTCTTTTTTTCAATTGACAGGCGATATATAGGCTCATTATAGTTTTACCGAAACCACATGGAACTGAAATAATACCACCCATTTTAAGAGGATTTCTTGCTGCTTCTAGAAATTTATTTACAGGTTCGTGTTGAAATTCTCTCAATTTACCATTAAACTCAACATTTATATCAGCACTACATTGTAATTTAGAAGTTTTCGGAAGTCCGTAATTACATAGACCATAGTATCTCGGAATATAAATTCTTTTTTCCGTTTCCTTATACAATAAGAAAGTATTATCTGGTTTATCATTATTAACCCCCATATCAAAATTAATTCTAGGTTTCATAGTAAGATTCTCTTTAATTTTGACTAATTCTTCACTTTTCAAAGAAGATTTAAGAAGACTATATCCGTTTATAGTTAACATTATATAAGCTATTACATAAATATAATCGTATCATTTTTTTATATGAATTATAATAGAATACAGTTAAAATACAAATGATAATTAACTCATTTAGAATATTGGCTGTCGTATTATTATTTGCAGTTATGCTGATACATGATATACCATTCAAGAAAATGTATAAGGATTCTATTATGCAATTTTATTTAGCTGTATTATGTGTTGCTATATTGATGTTATTTGATAATATTACTGGTTTTGTAGTAACATTTGCTTTATTAATTGTATATTTCAGAATATATAATGCGGAAATAAGAGAGCGGAATATGATTAAAATACAAGAAATTAAAGAAAAAGAAGAAAAAGATAAAGAAGAAAAAAAGACTAAAAAATGCAATGAAGGTGATAAATGTAGATTAGAAAACCCTGATAAAAAAAGTATTATTATTCGCGAAATCAATAATATAGAAACCGAAGGATTAAATCCATATATTACCGAAGAACATTTAATATCCGCACAGAATAATGTTATAAACGATGAATTATATAATACTGAAATAGGTGAACTAACGACTGAATATAAAAATGCGAGACCATTATATAAATCACAGGGGTTAAATGATAATCAACATCATTTAGAGGGTTATGATTATTATAATAGTTATTATGGAACTTTACAATATGAATCAATAATTAATTAAAATAATCTCCTGAATTATTAGATAATTACAATGGTAAATGAAAAATTTGTATCACAAAACGAAAATGATGAAGTCGTAAAAGAAACCTTTACTATATTCGGATATTCTGTTGTAAGCGTCATGGTTGTAATCGCCTTATTATGGAGTTATAATATTGGAGATAATTTGTATTTATTCTTGACAGTATATTCTTTAATAATAATACTTTATACGGTAATCATAATATCATTAGTTGTTATGAATAAAAAAAATTATGATATAACATCGTATATGATATTGTTTGGAACAACAATATTTACAATATTTTTAGCATTTTTTATTGGTGTATTTTTTGTATATAAATATTTTAGCGTTGCCTCTTTGAAAAGAAATAGCGACCAGGTAATAAATTATTCTTATAAATATTAAATATAATTAAAAAACGATAGTACATATAAAATTATAAATAGTGATGCTGTTTTTATTAGAATATCATAAGCATTAAGATTTTCATGTAAATATTCTGGCATTTTTTCATAAATTGCCGAAACCATACTAGTATTATGTATTAATAATACAATTATTACAATAGTTAAATTCTTTTTTACCAATTCCATATCTATATTTACTATATTTGCTATATTTGAATTGTTATAATTTTGCGAAGGTGGGTATTTTTCAGATACGTTATATTCGGTTTTTCTATATTGAGAAGGTGGGGGCGGGGGATAATTATCATCTGGGGGGAATTCAACAATTTCGTCTTCGTAATCGGGTATCATACTACTACTTGTATTTTTATTTTTAGAGGTATATTCGTCGCGGAACTCATTTAATACATCTTGAACCAACGGGTCATTAATATCATTATTATCTGTCGTATTTGTATTTCCATTTAACGTAGATGTTGGCGTAGACATATTTATACTTATTCGTAAACTCTAATGATATAATATATTTAGATAATTAACTTTATAACGCAATTTATAACTAGGTATTCATTGCTTCTTCTTTACAGGTTACCTTATATTTATTAAGTTTATAGCATTTATTATTATATTTAAAATCAGCATCTATCAATTTAATTGGCATATAAAATAACAATGCAATGGATAATCCGAATATAGCACTAATTATTAATTGCCCCGCTTTATCATAGAACATTCTATCAATTATATAATTTAATTTAGATGTTCGCATTGATTATCCTAATGTATGTCTTTATTTTTATATTAATGGTGTCGGATAGTTATTATCATCCAAACATTTTATATTTATAACATCATATTTGTAACATTCATTATTTTCACCAATATATATATTATTATTTATATTTTCAAACATCATATGTTTATCATTTTGTGTTATGAAATATACATATATAATTCCAAATATAAATGCAATAAAAAAACTATACCAATTAATATAGAATATATTTTTCATATCTATTAATATTCTTATATTATTTCTTAATACATCTACCAGAATCGGGATTACATTTTTTTCCTTTTATTTCACATTCCTTTTTTTTATCTTCCGAACATTTATCTAATTTAACGACTGGTGCTACTGGCGCTACCTTTGGTTCTACTGGTGCTACTTTTGGTGCTACCTTTGGCGCTACCTTTGGTTCTACTGGCGCTACCTTTGGTTCTACTGGCGCTACCTTTGGTGCTACCTTTGGCGCTACTTTTTTACCGGTTGTTTTAACAACAGGTTCTTTAATACATCTACCAGATTCTGGGTTGCATATTTTGCCTTTATCTTTACACTCTTTTTTCTTAGCTTCCGTGCATTTATCATCTTTGGGTTTATCATCTTTGGGTTTATCATCTTCGGGTTTATCATCTTCGGGTTTATCATCTTTGGGTTTATCATCTTCGGGTTTATCATCTTTGGGTTTATCATCGTTGGGTTTATCATCTTTGGGTTTATCATCTTCGGGTTTATCATCTTTGGGTTTATCATCTTCGGGTTTATCATCTTTGGGTTTATCATCTTCGGGTTTATCATCTTCGGGTTTATCATCTTCGGGTTTATCATCTTTGGGTTTATCATCTTCGGGTTTATCATCTTCGGGTTTATCATCTTTAATACATCTACCAGAATCAGGATTACATTTTTTGCCCTTATCTTTACATTCCTTTTTCTTAGATTCTGGGCATTTATCTGCTTTTCTTGGAAGTACCTTTGGTTTTATAGTCTGTATATTTTGCTGTTTTGGCATATTAATAACCTTTTCATCATCTATTATTATATCCAAATACGAATATAAATTCAATTTATCATTATATTTAGGTGGTTTTAATTTTAAATAATTGTGTAAAGCAGTTTTTGTTTTGTCTAATTTAAAAGTTTCCATTAAGTCAGTTTTTTCACGCAACCAATTATCATAGTTAATATTTTGTTCAACTCTTTTGTTTTCATAGTTTTCATAATATTTTTCTCTTTTTTTATTGTTAATGTTCTCCTTATCAGAAATATTATCAAAATATAATTTAATATTATCTTTTAATAATCCAGTATCTATATCGTTATTTGCATTAGTTATATCAATTATATTTTTGTTAATATTTCTTAATATTTCCATTTAATAATATTAGGGATAAAAATAAATATTTTATGGGGGCAATATAATATCATCAAACATCCCTTTATAAAAAGTTTGTAAACTTTCAGCAGGATTCATTTGTTCTTCGTAAACACTTCTTGGCACATATTTAATAATAACTTTATCTTTTTTACATATTTTTTTATTACTGTAATATCCTTGTATTATTAATAAGCAACCTATAAATAAAATAAATATAGCAATTGCCTTCATATTCCAATGATAACTCTAAATAGGTTAATTATTTATTTTTCCTCTTCTTTGCGTTGACTCCACACATCTACATTTTCAATACTTTCTTTGATACTAGATAATTCAACATTTGTATCATCATTTATATCATCATTTAATGCATCTGTTGGAGATTGCTTATTATCAAGAGATGATGCTGCGACAATAGAATTTTTACGAGATTCAAAGACAGTATCCTTATCTTCCATATTTTGTTTATATTCCTTCATTAAAGTATTAAGTTGGGAATTGGAATATTCTACATCTTTAATAAACTCGGGATCAGGAGCCCAAGCACACCAACAACCAACTTCACCAACATAAATATGAAATTTATCACCTAATTTCTTTAAAAACTCGCTTCGCGTTTTTGCCTCATCAAGAGTTTCAAAGCAACCACGAACTTTTACACCGCGAATAGATGTAATACCTTTATTATCGGCATGATATTTAGATTCAAGGTCAGGCCCATGTACGGATTTAAAGAACTTATATTGCTCATCCATTTCTTTTGCATCAAAGATATATTTATGATTATCACTAATAGTATCAATAACATTTTTTGAATCAGGGTATTTTTCCTTAATAGAATCAAAGATTTCCCTAACATTATTAGAAAAACTTTCCATGAATTTACTAAAAAATAGAGCCTCTTTGTTAATAATAACATCTTCGGGGCTTACAAATGAAAGTAATACATATTTTTGTCCTCTAATAGGTTTGTCTTCATCCAAATGGTCTTCTACTCTTGGGTCTACAAGATCAATGTTTTTGTCAGTTACTGTCGCCATATTCTTATGATATTTTATATATTTATAATCTTATATATTTTTAAAAAAAAATATAAGAATAATAAGTAGAAAAATGGAATATAAATTTGATTATTCGGAGGCAGGATCGCGATTGATGAAATATTTATTTGAAGGCTTAGTTGTAGCATTTATAGCGCTAATATTACCTAAAAATAAGCTTGAATGGAATGAAATATGGCTTTTAGCATTAACAGCCGCATGTACTTTTTCAATATTAGATTTATTATCCCCTATTATATCAAATAGTGCTAGACAAGGCGTCGGTCTAGGTGCAGGTTTTAGCTTGATTGGTTTTCCCGTTGGTTTTTAGAGTGATGGTATAATTTCATAATTTAAATCAATACAAATCTTCTTCCATATTTGGTCTTGAACATACAATTTTTCTCTGCTTTTTAAAAGAGGAAAATATTTCAGATATTCATCAAGACCTAATATTTGAAAAAACTTATAAAGAACATAGCTATAAGATAAGAAATTCTTTCTATCCTTTGGACAATGTTTCAAAAAAGGAGCTTGGATATTTCTAAACATATTACATAATTTTTCTTCTAATTCCGGACTAAATTGCGGTGTAGGGATACCATTGATTCTATTTATAATATAATTAATATGTTCATAATACTTATTGATGCGTAATCTTTTAAGAATATCGCGCATTTTAGAATATGTAATTGCTTTAAGATCGAGTATTTTTTCTTTTTTAATTTCCGCTAAAATCTTCTCAAATATTTCGTCTGGAATATCAGTGCTCTCTTTCCCCTGAACTTGGTTACACCATTCCCTAAAATGATTTATCCGCTTATAGCAAAAATGGGAAGTATCCTTGGTATTTTGTTTAAGTATAGGTCTATTTTGCTCAACTAACAATAATTCTTGATATCCACATGTATTACATATCATTATTGCGTCTTGTTGCAAACAAATCATTTTACTTTTACAATCCTTACATATTTCTATATTATCATCTTCAACATTTCTAACATATTTTTTATTTATTATAGACATATATTTATCAACCAAAGTACTTTTATCATCAACTAAATCTTCACTATCACTAATATCACTAATATCACTATCTTTAATATTATTATTTTGTTCTTGATTAGATATATTATTTAAAGCGTCTAATACATTTATAGTGTTCTGCACATAGTTAGACTTTTTATTTTTTGTTTCATTTTTATATATTTTTCTTCCTTGTTTTATTGGCATATCTATCGAAGACTTAATTATATTCGTTGTAGAAACAAGAGCATTATTAATATGAGATTGGTTATCAACAGTATCATAATATTGGAATAAAATATAGCTAGTATTTTTATAATATTCTATTTCATCATAATTATTATTAAGCTCTTTGATTTTATGTTTTGTTTCTATGATTTTTTCGCGCAAATCAACGTTACTTGTCCATAATAAATTTATAGTATCTTTATCGTTATTATCATTATTTAATTGGTGAAATATTATATTTAAACTTTGCTCATATTTGTTTAACATTGTATTATGATATTGTAAATCCTTATCCGTTTGTTCAAATTTTTTTATCATATTATTATGCATTGCATCAAGAGTATAGGTTTCTTTTGTATCAACATTTATCTTTTTTTTTGATGATTTTTCTTTGAACATCATATATAATAAAATTATCACAATTAGTTTTATATGTATTATAATAGAAATATTCGCGTGGTGAATTATATTTTTTTCTCCACTTATAGTATAAAGAATATAGCGTAAATGGGTGGTGGTCTTCTTCAACTAGTAGCTTATGGTGCTCAGGATGTTTATTTAACCGGTAATCCTCAAATTACCTTTTTCAAAGTTGTATATCGTCGTCATACTAACTTCGCTATTGAAGCTATCCAACAAACCTTTAATGGAAACCCAGGATACGGGAACACTGTAAATTGTCAAATATCCCGTAACGGTGATTTAATCAACCGCATGTATCTCCAAGTAGATGTTCCGGCGATAACTGGTACTGCCGAAAGTTATGTTAACTATTTAGGTCTTCGCTTATTAAAATCTGTTGTTATTGAAATTGGCGGTCAACAAATAGATAAACACTATTCGGATTGGATGTATATTTGGAACGAATTATCTTTACCTGTTGGAAAACGTCACGCTTATGATAAAATGGTTGGGGGTAATGCAGCAGAAACATCTATTGCTTCAACTACTTTATATGTTCCCTTAGAATTCTGGTTCTGTCGCAATGTAGGTTTAGCGCTTCCATTAATTGCCCTTCAATATCACGAAGTTAAAGTAAAGATTGAATTTGATACTAAACATAATTGTACTATTCAAACTGCCGCGGGCACACAAGGACCAGCGACCATAGGAAATATTCCCGATCTTAAAGATATATCATTATGGGTTGATTACATCTTCCTCGATACTGATGAGCGCAGACGTTTTGCTCAATTATCTCACGAATATTTAATTGAACAATTACAATTCACCGGCACTGAAACACTAGGAACTGGAAGCACCCGTGTCAAACTCAACTTTAATCACCCATGTAAAGAATTAGTATGGGTTGCTAAATTAAGAAACCCTACTTCTCGTAATGTAAGATGGTATGATTATACTGACATGGACCCAGCCAATGATCTTGCCGGTGTTGGAACACCCGCTCTTGCTAAAAATCCATTCGAAGATGCGATTTTACAGTTAAATGGCAATGACCGTTTCGCAGTCCGCAAAGGTTCTTATTTCAATTTAGTACAACCTTATCAACATCATACCAATGTATCTGCCAATCCAGGTATCAATGTTTATTCATTTGCTCTTAAACCCGAAGATCATCAACCAAGTGGCACCCTCAATATGTCTCGTATTGATACCGCAACCCTCATGGTTAATACCGTTTCTACAACACAAGTGCACACAGCCAGAACCGGTACACCTGGTGCTGCTGATTACAGTGGTATCAATATATATGCTGTAAACTATAACGTTCTCCGCATATTATCTGGTATGGGTGGTCTTGCTTATTCCAACTAAATTATTAAAATATGTCGTATTATTTTTCAATATATTATAACAATAATAATGTAATGTCTTTTGTGTAATATTACACTTTTTTTTTTCTCCTCTAATAGTATAAAGAATATAGCGTAAATGGGTGGTGGTCTTCTTCAACTAGTAGCTTATGGTGCTCAGGATGTTTATTTAACTGGTAATCCTCAAATTACCTTTTTCAAAGTTGTATATCGTCGTCATACTAACTTCGCTATTGAAGCTATCCAACAAACCTTTAATGGAAATCCAGGTTACGGAAATCGCGTTACATGCCAAATCTCCCGTAATGGCGATTTAATACATCGCATGTATTTAACAGTTGATATGTCGGATGAAACCTCCAAGGTATGTCCTTATTTTGGCTTACGTCTAATTGATTACGTGGAGCTTGAAATCGGTGGCCAAAAGATTGACAAACAATACTCTCACTGGATGTACATATGGAATGAATTATCTTTACCTTATTCGAAACGTGAAGGTTACAAAAAAATGGTTGGTGGCGATGGTGATGTATTAAGTGGTACTTCCAATGATCAATTATATATACCTCTTGAATTCTGGTTCTGCCGCAATGTAGGTTTAGCGCTTCCATTAATTGCTCTTCAATATCACGAAGTTAAAGTAAACATCTTATTCCAAACCGCTGAAAAATGCCAAGGTTCTACCACTGCTCTCGCGAGCCCATTAGGTGCTTCATCTCTATGGGTTGATTATATCTTCCTTGACACTGATGAACGTAGACGTTTTGCTCAATTATCGCATGAATATTTAATTGAACAATTACAATTCACTGGCACTGAATCCCTATCTGGTTCCCAAGCCAAACCTAAATTATCTTTCAACCATCCTTGCAAAGAATTATTCTGGTTTGTTACAGCTACTGGTAGCGCTACCGATGGAGTTGATAATGTTAACTGGTATAATTTCACCAATGACCAAACTGGAACTACCGTCGCTACTGTAAATGCTAAGGTTGAAGCGAGAAGCGCTATTACATCTGTAAATCCAATTGCTTCTGCTAAATTAGTATTAAATGGTAATGACCGTTTCTCTGAGCGCAATGGTTCCTATTTCAATACAATTCAACCATATCAACATCACGAAAATGTACCAACTAATGCTGGAATCAATGTTTATTCATTTGCTCTTAAACCAGAAGAACATCAACCAAGTGGCACACTAAATATGTCCCGCATTGACACCGCTGTATTAAATCTAAATCTAAACGCTGGTTATAATAACGGTCTCGATAGTGCTTTACACGTATATGCGGTCAACTATAACGTTCTTCGTATATTATCTGGTATGGGTGGCCTTGCTTATTCCAATTAAATATTACGATATTATTTTTCTTCATATTATTATAATAATACTTTGTGTATAATATTAACTTTTTTTTTCTCCACTTATAGTATAAAGAATATAGCGTAAATGGGTGGTGGTCTTCTTCAACTAGTAGCTTATGGTGCTCAGGATGTTTATTTAACCGGTAATCCTCAAATTACCTTTTTCAAAGTTGTATATCGTCGTCATACTAACTTCGCTATTGAAGCTATCCAACAAACTCCAACCGGAAGTAATTCGTTAGGTTCCCGTGCTAGTTTCCAAATAACTCGTAACGGTGATTTAATCCACCGTGTATATTTCAACGGTAAAATCAAAAATGATAATACTAATACCGGCACTGCTCATAATGTTGCCCTTGTACCAAACTTTGGTCAAAGATTACTAAAAACTGTTGAATTAGAAATCGGTGGTCAACGCATAGATAAACATTATTCCGAATGGTTATATATCTGGAATGAATTATCTTTACCAATGGGCAAACGATCTGGTTATAATACTATGGTTGGTGCGAACAATAGTAATTTATGTACTAAATTAGCAGGAGAAGCTAGTTACGAATTATATGTTCCTCTTGAATTCTGGTTCTGCCGCAATGTTGGTTTAGCTCTTCCATTAATCGCCCTTCAATATCACGAAGTTAAAATCAACATAGAATATGAGTCAGCACCTAACTTAGTAGATGTTGTTGTTTCTAATTTATGTGACGATGAAGATGCAGAAGCTATCGGCTGCACAAATGGCAATAAATCCGCCACTAATTCTACTATTGAATTTCGAACCGATCCTACTGATGCTGCAACTGCTGTTAGTAAATTTGCTACTGGTTCTGCTATTTCATTAAGCGATGCTAATTTATGGGTTGACTATGTTTTCCTTGATACCGATGAACGCAGACGTTTCGCGCAATTATCGCATGAATATTTAATTGAACAATTACAATTCACTGGCACTGATACTATGACTTCTTCTACTTCTGCTGATAGCATGAAACCAGTGAGACTTAACTTTAATCACCCATGCAAAGAACTTATATGGGCTGTTAAAAAGAATGATACCGGTACTCTGATACCATTCTGGAACAACTTTTCAACTGCGAAATCTCTGGATGCTAATACTACTGCTAATAATTATGATAATTCATCAAATCCCACTATGCAAGCTAAAATTATGCTCAATGGCAATGATCGTTTCGCTACTCGCAAAGGTGATTATTTCTCCCTTGTTCAACCTTACCAACATCACGAAAATACTCCTGATGAAAATCATAATGGCATCAATGTATATTCGTTCGCCCTTAAACCAGAAGAACATCAACCCAGTGGCACTCTCAACATGTCTCGTATAGACACTGCTGTATTATCTCTATCATCAAGTGTAGCCGGTACTATCCATGTATATGCCGTCAACTACAACGTGCTCCGTATCTTATCTGGTATGGGCGGTCTCGCTTATTCCAATTAAAAAAACAAATTATTTTTACAAATACTTTATATTAAACCATTCGAGTATATTATCATCATATATATTTAAATCATCTTCAATCAAAATCATGATATCAAATATTTTTTTAGAAAGTACATATGATAATTCTTGTATATAATTATTTAAACCAATATTTCTTTCGTTATAGCAATAATCTATTTTATTATAAAGAATATCAATACATTTTTTATTTAATTTTTTAACATATTTATTTAATATAATTTTGTTATCTTGAACTTTATTGTCTTTGTATCTTAAAATATCTGGCTTCAAAATTTTAATTAAATAAGATTCAACCATATCACAATTATAGCTATTTCTTTTAAAATCAAGAAGATTCTTAAAATTACTATTATTTTTAACTAAACTATTACATTTCTTTGAGGATTCTGAAAGTTTTTTTAGTGAAGCAAAATCTTTATTCAGATGGCAGATGATGTTACCGTTGAAATCTTGAAATAAAACGTTATTCATTGATATTTTATACTATATATATTATTATCATTTTTTATATAAAATTTGAATATTATATTTGACTTTATTAAGTTATCAAAAATGAGATGTTTCAGTTGTAATAAGAAGCTAAATACGTTGGATGGATTAACCAATAAATGCAGATGTGGAAATCATTATTGTAGCAAACATTTATTCTATACAGATCATGAATGCACCTTTGATTATGTCGTTGATTACAAGGAGAAAGCAACAAGTAATATTGTTGATTTAACAAATAAGGTAATTAAAATTTGAGTACATAATCAATAAAAAAGTATAAATTATAAAAAGTTTATAAAAATTATAGAAAAAATAAATTATGTACTCTTTTTATTAAAAAAATGATATAAGGTTCTTTATAATACGTATTATAAAATGAACGACCAAGAACGTGCTACACTTTTCCAAAAAGCAGGAGATATTTTAATTGATAAATATAGCGATACTAATTATAGCGAAATGCCAGAAAAATATAAGTATTTATATAATATTTATATTCCATTGTCATCGGGCAATAAAAGAAAAAAATAATTAATATATGAGTTAATCCTGTTTATATTTTTTTTAATCATCAGAAATAATAATACTATCAAGATAAGGATTAAGAATTTCATTAACAATAAATTCAGGCTTAAACTCATCATAATTCATGAAGATTTTTAGGAGTTGTTCTGAAAATCCCGAAACCATCGCTGTACCTTCTGTATCGCAGTTAACAGGGAATGTTCCCTGATTATCTGAATTAAGATTCCAGAATACAAACTTAGGTGCCGTATAACCGCTTTTTTTATATTTTCTAACAATATTCTTATAAATTGTCTCTAATTCTTCTGAACCATCTGATGCTTCATTAAATTGCATATCAGTAAAGACAAAGAGTTTCTTGGGCATTTCACTATCGGGAATATTATTCTTAATACCATAACTGATAATTGCTTCACAGCATTTTACGAAATCAGTGCTAAATCCATATTTTACATCTATCATTGAGTTAAGTGATTCAAACAAACTAGGTTCTTTGCATTCCAATGTTACCAACTCTGGTTCTTCACTAAATGTAATAAATTTGTTTTTAAACAAACCATTACAGCACTGAGATGTTAGGATACCGAGAGAAACAGCTACTTGTGCGGGAATACTACCATTTCTTGCTCCAAACATAGAACCAGATAAATCAACAACAGCTAACGAATTATCAAAGTTGCCAGATTTTTTAACATTTTCTAGAATAGTTCTCCATTGTAATTCAATTGTTTCATTGGGACCATAATCATCATTGTGGCGCGAATCAATGTAATATTTAGACAATTCGTGTGGCAAAATACCTGTTACTTTGATTTCTGCTTTACCACTTCTAACATCAGACAAATATTGTCTATACCTTTCATCGTCGTGATTCATAAAAGCATTGAGAAGCCTTTTTGATGCGACTCCCGGGACAGCTTGATATTTGATTTCACCCCATCTGTCACTACACATTAAGGATTCTACGATATTGATTTTCTTTCTAAGCGGAACAATAATCTCTTTGCGATACTTTTCCATCCTTCTATCATCATCTAATCCATAAATTTCAGCTGCTACACGCTTGGCCATATGCTTTCTTTTATCATTTCTATCATTTTCACTCGGGGCCCATTTAGCGCAAAGTGAAACACTATCATTTTCGTCAAGTAATAGCCTATCATTTAATAGCTTGCTCGAAAACAATTTTAGTTCATAGTTCCTATTCCTAGAAGTTTTACAATTATAGTATGTGATATATAGCAAGTCCTTCCAGCATCCATATTTATCTACATAATTTGTAAGGTTATCGCAATATGTTGCAAACTTATATGTTCGTAGCCATATCATAGCTTGATTTGATATCTTCTTTTCTTTTTTTCCATTTACTCTATCGCGTCCATTGAAAATGATAGCAACCGTTTTTTTAGGATCATCATTCCAGCATTTTTCTAAATATTCATAATTTACCTTTTTATCCAAATCGCGAGAGAACATCATGAAATAATCTACGATATTGCTTCCAGTAGTTTTGAGAGAAGTAGCACCATTAGTTGTTTTCGTGTAAGACATTATGGAATTAATGTATTATATAAAAATAATCTTATATCAATTTTTAAATTATTTGGCTTCTGCTGCTGCCGCCGCTGCTGCTGCTAGTTTACTTGCGGATGGAGGGAAGTGGTGAGAGATTAGTTTTTGAAGAATAAAATAGTTGATTTCTTCTGTAGCATCAACATTTAGGATTTTACGTAGCTTATCATCTGGGAGAATGAAACGTTTGTTTTCGGGTTTGTTAAGACTATGTTCCTTGATATACGCGTTGATAAAACGGGTAATATCAGTGCGAGATTTCTCTGTACCACGGGGCTCCCCAATGAAATCACAAAGTTCATCAGAAATCTTGTTTGGTTTAGCAAAACCAGATGGGGAGTTTTTAGCATTTTGACGTTTCTTTTGAACCTTATCAATGATTTTTTGTTGCTTTTCCCAATCCTTGCTAAGTACTTTAAGTTGGCCTTGTAGTTCTTTGCCCATTACCACAAAAGTATTTACTTTTTCAATAATACTTTGGAGGGCATTTTCTTGTGGAGTTACCGGTTGAACAACTTCGGATTTTACAACATCTTCAACGGGTACGGCTTTAACTACGTCAGCAGCTTTAACTACGTCAGCAGCTTTAATTACAGGCACTTTTGTAGCAACGGGTTTTTTACCGGTTTTAACAGGTGTTTCAACAGCAGTGGTGGCGGCTTTCTTGGCAACGGGCATTATATATCTTATTTAGTTTATGGATATCTATATAATCTTTTGTTTATATCATTTTATACTGCATTTTAAAGATATTAATAATAATTAGAATGAAAGTGCAAAGAATAGGTACCTATAAAACAGGATTTAAATATTTTAATAAAAATACCGAAATAATTGCTGAAAAACAATTGGAATTTATTAAATCTCTTAAAATACCACCCGCATACGATAACGTTACAATAATTAACGGCAAGAAAATAATCGCATATGGATATGATTCAAAAAATAGAAAACAGGTTATATATCATCCTAAATTTATATTAAGTCAAAATAATATAAAATTTCAAAAAATCAAGCAATCAATAAAGTATTTTTCCAGATTAAAAAGAAAAATAAAAAAAGATATTAACCGCGACGATATTGATAAGATATGTGCGATAATTATTACTTTAATAATAGATTGTGGATTCAGAATTGGTAATAAAAAATACGAAATAGATAATAATTCATATGGATTAACAACATTGAAAAGGAAACATATTTTCATAGAAAACAAATTTATTAAAATAGATTTTATAGGTAAAAAAAATGTTAGAAATGTTGCCATATGTAAAAATAAGGAGATTTATAATTTCTTTTTTGATAGATTAAAAAAGATCGGAGAAGATGAATATATTTTTAAACATAATGATAAAACTATAACATCGAATGATGTTAATAAATATTTATATAATTTTTATAAAAAATTTAATTTAAAAATTACTACGAAAGATTTAAGAACACTTAATGCTAACACGCTATTTATGAAATTTTTTAATACAAATATTAATTCTAAAAATCCTATAAAAAAATCTATTGAAGAGACCGCATTGAAACTCCACAATACATATGCCGTCTGTAAAAAAAATTACATCGACCCAAATATTATTATATTTGCAGAAAATCAATTGACTAAAAATAAAAATTGATTTTTTTATATACTATAATATAAGATTAACACCCTTCTATAATATTAAAATGGATATCGAAAGTATTATCACTAATTTAAAAGATATGTTAACTGAACGCGGAGATGATATCTCATTGTTCGAAGAACATAGATTATCTATTGATAAAGAGGAATATGAAAATGATAGAAATGTAATAGAATTGCAAACATCTAATACAACTGTAATATTCGCATTAACTAAAAAATTAAGAAAGTTTATAATCGATGAACTTAAAATGTGCGATACTGATAATGAAAACTTTATAGCAAAATACGGTAATATGAAAAATGTCATACTTATATTCAATAATGATACTATATCTCAGCCTATCATTTCTCAATTAAATAAATACGATAAAATGTTTCAAAAAAATAAAGGACATTTGCAGTACTTTCATGCACAACAAATAATGCTCAATCCAACAAAACACGAATATGTACCAAAACATATTAAGTTGACTGAAACAGAAGCTGCTGAATTTATGAAAGAATATATGATTAAAAGCAAATTATATATGCCAATTATTTTACATAATGACCCAATTGCTAAATGGCTTGGTATCAAACAAGGTGACATTGTTAAAATTATCAGATATAATGAAAATAGCGGTGTTTCGTTTTATTATAGATCTTGTTTTTAAATAAATATATATATTATTATAGAAGCGATTATACATAATATAAGCATGGCTGTTCATAATGAAAAATATAAAGAGATTCTTGGATTATTAGGAGATATGTATGTCAAATATATTGATATTGATAATTCTGTAACTTCAACAGCTCCATTCATACAAAAAATTTTAAAAGATATATCCGAAGAAGAAATTGTTGATTTTCCATTACTAGAAGGGGATAAAGTGTCATTATATGGTCAAGAATTGAATGCCACAGATACGGGACCAAAAAGTGGTGCCGCATATTATATAAATAATGATTCATTTACTGACTTAATAAATCAAGCAATTTATACAAAAATTAATATTATGGAAGTAGATAAAGATAACGATAATATTGATAATCTAGCAAAAACGAAGGGGTATTTGAAGTTTGCGAAAGGAAGCATAGCAACACCCAAAGGAACTGTTAGAATTTATCATAATGAAGATAATATTTTTAATTTGATTTGTAGTATGAATCTTGTCAATGTTTTTATAGATATTTTAGAAGCATATAAAAATTTTCTAGAAAACAATAATAATATAGAACATTTCAAAAAAAATGTAAATAATATAATAATTGTTAATAAATATGCAAGGGACGCGGTAGATGCATCTGAAAATTACGGCTATTGGGTTAATGGAACTAATGAGGCCAATAAAATGAGTGAATCAACCCTATTTTTATCAATTAAGTCTTATGATTCGGGTGTAGATGGAGGCACAACCGCTACCAACAAATTATTTACGGAATTACGTGTAAAATATAATGGTTATGCAAAAAATGTGGAAGCGGCAAGTGCACAACAGACTGATGAAATAACAACTGCTCCGGTAAGCGCAGTGAGCGGTGGATTGTTTGTGAATAGTAACATTAGAAATGTAGCAAACACTGCCAGTAGTAATACATTATCTGGTATAGTTATTAAAAAATTAGCAGATGGAAGGTGTGTAATTAAACAACATGTGAATGATATTTATTTGGATGATAATAATAATTCATTCATTGAAGCCAACACAGCAGAATTATATAACGCTCTTATTGAACGCGATAAAAGATTATTGCGAAATTTTTTGAACACAATAATTAAATTGAACTTAGTAAATAGAAAAACACAAATATTGGGATTATTAAAATTTTTTAAGATTATTAAAGCATACTTCCATATTGCTATAACATCTGGAAATATGTTATATAATAGTATTCATAATAAAATTGATTTGGGTGCTTCTGCCACCCCCTGCGGAGCTGGTGCCACCACTCCCGCTGCTTGTGATTATACATTATACAATGCAACCCCAGCAAATTCAACAGGGTATGGTATTAAATATTTAACAGAAGCAGATATATTAGAGCAAGCTACATATATATACGGTGATGCTATAAAACGTCCGTTAGTCATTGGTGTAATTAAATTAGCTGGCGCAGCGACAGATGGGAGTGATGCTAATAATTCAGTGTTTGGATTAGCATATACGGAAAATAATACATATGTTGATAGAATAATAGAAAAAATTACAGACCTACATATGAAAAGTGCAAAGGCGGCCAATATAGCAATTTCTGACGAGTTTCCTATATCAAAAAAAGGATTTATTGCTGAGGTTTTATCAGAAAGACTTATACGAATAAAAACCAGGATACCACTATTCAATAATAAAAAGACTGCGAATGCCGCCCTAGCCGACGGTGCCGCGGAGAAGAAGGGTGAAACAGACAAAATTTTTTCAGGGAATTTCTATGTTAAAGCCAGTACGCCTGACGCTCTTATAACATATGGTGACCCCGATGGCGCGCTGAGCACCGGTGACAAATCGTTTAAAGTAAGTGCAATTAGAGATAGTGAACTACCTATTGCAGTAAAAAATCAATTAAGTGATCGAAACATGGATATTGCAAAAACTCATATAATAAATATAAATAATACTTCATATCCGATAATGAGTATTCAATCTGATGGTGGTGCCTTGCTTGAATTTACAATAAGCGCCAGACTTATATATCCTTCGCAAAATGATAAGGAATTAAAAGATGTTCCAGTATTGACATTGCCATATCAGTCGGTAACATTATTTAGTAGTAGTCACGCACCACTCCCTGATACCGCCACGTCGCATAACTATTTTGGGAGTTTTGATAAAGGTAGCTACGTATATTTTCACGCCGGTGGTAATACTGCAAGTGGTTTTGATAATCAGGTTTTTATTACTGTTAAGAAACCACTCGATTATAAAAATGGATATATTAATAACGTTGATGCTATTAATAACATAAACGAACAAATAAATTCTAATCAATCTAAAATTAAAAATATAAAAACATTATATTATTTAAATAAGTCAAAAAATAACCTATTATATTATCAACTTGTATCTTATATTATATTGCTACTAGGAATAATAATTACATTAGGGTTAACTTATGCAATGAAAATGGAGAAGCCCATAATTAAACTTGTATCTAGTGTATGTTTTGGAATAGTTGTATTACAGGTAGTAACCTATTATATATTAGGTGTATTATATATTGAAGCCTTTACACAAGGTAATGTTATTGAAAATTTCTCTAACCAAGCCATGGTTCCGCCGGGCATTGTGGGAACTACAACAACTGAATTTACTGCTGATGGAAATCATGACTACCCTAGTTACAAAATAAATTTAGTAAATACTCAATTATTGCTATTAAATAGTAAACTTATAAAAGCGATAGAGTTGGCAAATGTTAGTGTTGGTCAAGGCGATGCGACATCTGCCTATACGACACTATTGGGAAATACACTTAGTGAAAGAAATACGCGCGCTGATATTAATAAAAAATTAAGTAGTGAAGCTGACGGTTCATTAATGCATATAGATTTACTAAAATATAGTGCCTCGGTTTACGGCGTTTATATTAAAACTGTATTAATGGTTGGTTTAGCAATAACGGCATTATTTACAATTAATTTATATACTGATAATAAATATATGGAAAATATAGCATTCATTTGTATATTTATATTAGTCGTTATATTCTCTTACTACTTAATATATTCTAATGCGATTGTAAGAACAAAATCCAATAATATTTATTGGGGGAAAGAAAATAAATCCCAATATAATTGAATATAGAGTACACTTGATTTTTTTTATTATTTAAAACATATATTAATTATATATATTATATAAATACGCAATGAAGAAAGAAGATAAAAATAATTCAAATAGCAGTGAATCAACAGAAATATCATGTGAAGATAATTCAGAAAATGATCCGACTTACAATATTCATAGTAATAGTGAAGATTCTGACGATGACGATGATGGCGATGACTATATTTACAATAATTATGAAGATGAAATCAATGAGATAATAAATCCCCCTAATGGACCAGCCGGAGGATTCTTTAATAAACATTATGAAGAAGAGCATGATAGAAAACAAAAGTTTTTTTTAATATTAAATCCGCAAAAAAAATCTGTGCAAAATAAAATACAAAAGAAGAAATACGATTTTTATAATAAATATACAACAATTGAGAAAAAATATTTTGATAATTTATCTGATGAGGAAAAAGATAAAATAAAATTAAGGGAAGATGCAATAAATGACAATAAATTATCAAGTATGCCTATGAGGTTTAAAATACTTAATTCAAATATAAATGAAAAGACAAAAAAGAGCATCATAGCAAAAATAGATAGTTTTAATAATATGTCACCTTGTTCAAGTGAATATAATAAATTAAATAATTGGCTATCATCTTTGAATAATATACCATTCAATAATTATTATGAAATACCGATAAAGATAAGTGATGGAAATGAAAAAATCTGCGATTTTCTAAATGGTATACGGCAGAAAATGGAAGATACTGTATTTGGACACAAAGATGCAAAAGAACAAATAATAAGAGTATTAGCACAACAAGTTTCTTTTCCAAAGGCAAATGGCTATATTATAGGTATACAAGGTAGTGCTGGTGTTGGTAAAACCAAATTAATAAAAGAAGGTATTTGCAACGCATTAAATTATCCAAATGCATTTATTTCACTCGCAGGAACAGATGATTCGTCTTTTTTGAGAGGACATTCATATACATACGAGGGAGCAACATATGGTAAAATGTGCGAGTCTTTAATGAAAACAGGGATAATGAATCCATTGTTTTTATTTGATGAATTGGATAAGGTTTCAAATACATATAGAGGTCAAGAAATTATAAATACTTTAATACATATTACAGACCCTGTACAAAACGATAAGTATAACGATAGATATTTTGAAGAAATTGATTTTAATATATCAAGGTCTATGATAATATTTACCTACAATGACGAAGAATTAATAAATCCAATTTTAAAAGATAGAATGATAGTTATAAATGTACCTGGATATTCCAATGATGAAAAATTAGTATTGGCAAAAGATTATATTGTTCCGGAAATTTTAAAACAATATAACTTAAATATTGGTGATATAATTTTTAATAATGAAATATTAAAACATATAATTAATAATGTACCCAAAGAAGATGGTGTGAGAAATTTAAAAAGAGCTATAAATAATATTATTTCTTGGGTAAATATGATGAGATATGTTCCAACAGATTCTGTTAAAATATCTTTACCATATACGGTTTCAATAAGTTTTTATGATAAATATTGTAAATATAATAACGTTAATGAATATGACAAGAATTTACATCATTTATATTTGTAAATATTATAATAGGATGTCAAAGTTTTTATTTTATGGTTGCTGGAATAACATAAATTGTGACAAGGAATATGTTTATAGGGATTTGGTTTTAAGTTATATTAAAAAAAAAGAGAAGGGTTTATCAACTTTTTTGATAGCAGGTGATAATTGGTATTCAACAAAATTATTAGATAAAGAAACAAACGTTACAACACAATATTATTTATTGAGTATACTTAAAACCGGATATGATAAAATATATAGTTTAAATAAAACTATTCATGTAGCCGCCGGAAATCACGATGAAGAAACAGATGGAGAAAAACCACCAAAAAGTATAAAAAACAGATGTATGATTAAAACACAGAAAAAATATATCGATACATTGAATGAGGCGAATAATGTTAGTTTAAATTATAGCAAAGATTCAATCACTTATGATAAGTACATGCAAGATTCTGATGAAATGACTAGTAGTTCATTTATTGAAAGTGATTTAAAAGGATTTCAACCTACCTTAGAAGAATTAGAAGAAATTAAAAATATTGATATTCATAATAAAACAATCAATCTATATGTAGATGATATTGGTATTGTCAATAATGAAAAATATATAGTTATAATTATTAATACAAATAAATTAAATAATGATGATTATATGAATGATATTAAACGCACATTTCAAGAAATCAGTGATTCAAATGCGACAGGTAAGCAAATATTTGTAATGGGGCATGTACCATTATTTCCTATAAAAAAAGATAAAATAAAAAAAAAAGATAAGGACCCATTATTTGGGAAAGGTGATATGTTATTCGATTTATTAGCAGAATATAAATATATATATTTGTGCGCAGACTCTCATTATTTTAGTATCATGGAAATAAGTAAAAATGATAAAACTGTGATACAAATAACATCTGGTACAGGTGGTGCTGACCCAGATATTAATACAGAAAAATATGAAGATACTATAAATGTAAAGCAAAAAGAATATAATATAGAATACTATTTACTGAATTCATACGGTTATAGTATTATTCGCATTTATAAACACAAAATAATAATTATATATAAAAAAATTATTAATGCCAATAATGGAGATGACGCATCAAGTAATAAAGGCGGTAATGCATATCTTTATTCAATACAACGTGATAATGGTAATATTAAGTTTGAAAAATCTAGTTCTATCAAACAGGTTTTCTCAGATAAAAAATTTGAACAATATAAATCAGATAAATATTTAACATGTAATCATATAAATCAACAAATGTTAACTATTGAAGATAACGTAGTAACATCAGAAGACAAAAACACTTTTTGTTACAAAAAAATAAAAGATAAATAATATACTATAATAATAAGACAAATAATATAGCATGATTCTATTAAGTATTATATCCATAATAATATTTATAGCTATTTACTATTATTTATTTTTAACAAATACAGAAACTTATAGCAATAATAGTGAAATATATTTTATGTCTAAACAAGAATTAAATAATTTTTTAGAACAAGATAAAGACAAATATGTAAATAATTTGAGTGATATTGATTTGAATGCGAGGAAAGTTAAAACAAAAAAAGAATATATTGATAATATACGTAAAACATCATGTGATTTAAATGATAAGGAAAAAGTATTGTTGAAAAAATGCTGTATAAATGCCGATAATTATTTGTTAACGTGTAAATTACATGATAATTATATAAATTATAAAGAACTGGCCAATATAAAGTGGGTAATATGTTGTACTTATAAAAATGAATCATTTCAATACGAAGAGGGATTACCACATACTAGGGAAAATGTAATATTTTTATCAAAAAGTGTTTTAAATTACTCGGAAGAAAATCTAACAAATACTTTAATACATGAAAAAATTCATATTTATCAAAGATATAATAAAGATGTTTTTGATAAATTAATACATAGTGAAGGTTTCAAAAAAATAGCATATAATAACAAATTTATAAGGTCAAATCCAGATACTAATAATAATATATATATTGATAATAAAACTAATAATGTTATGGTATGCTTGTATAGAAACAATAAACCCAATGGTATTAATGATGTTATTATGAAAAACTTTTCATTGGAGCATCCTTATGAAAAGTATGCGTATGAAATAGCAAATAATTATTATACAGATGTTAAGTATAAAAACATATAAATTTTATATATATATTAATTAAAAAGAATATACAATGGATGAATTAATTAAACAAGCACCAGATAATATAAGTAAAGAAGAAATTGAAAAAATTTATTTAAGAAATGATAAAAATGTTTTAGAGACTCTTACAGAATTATGGAAAATTCCAGTTAAAAATACTGTGAAAAAAAGCACTGAAACAGAAAATAAATGGAAAGAAATAAGAGAAATATATGACGATATAGACGCAGAAATGTATAAAATGTTAAGGTCAAAAAAATAATGTCAAATTATATTAAATGGATAGATATAGTAAGGGTGATTTGGGTATATCCAACATAGATGGAATACCAGTTATGTCTTTTTTCGCACTTAATAAGATTATTAATGGTCAATATCCCGGTTATCGCGATAAAGCTAGCCTAATTAGTTTAGCCAAAGGTGCTGTGGGTGGTTCTATGGGTTTTGATACATTAGCTAAGGGCGCGTGGAATAATGCTTCTGCGTATTTAAATGGTAATAAGGGTTCTGATATAGAAGTTATTGCATCACCGCCACTATATGATAATAGTGTAAAACTTCCGATGTGTGTGAAAAATATATAAAAGATATATTATATAATACCAATAAGATATAATGAGGCTAAGTAATGTCCTACTATTAATATGTGTTGGTTATGTAAATGCATTTGTTCCATATGTAAGTTTACTAAAAAAAATACATCATACGAATCACAATGTATGTTCTGTACGAAAAATAATTCATAATTCAGTATCTTTACTTAGAGCATCTTTGCATAATAAAAAAACAAAATGGGAACCACCACAAGGATATATACCAGACAGTCAAAAAAACCAAGATAAATGGATTCCATCACAAGGATATATACCATATACTGAAAAAATTGATAATGATATTGACGAATTGTTTAATGAAGATGCTCTGTTTTCTGATATAACAAGGGAAACATTATATATCAATAATAAATTTGATAAATTATTAGATGATATTAATCATATGAAAAATACTGTTGAAAATATCAAAAAACATAACAGCATCATTAATATAAAATCACATTATTATAATGTTGATTAAATTTTTTTTATATAATAAATTAAAAAATAATATTATAATAGATTTGGTATCCAGATATGCCACATAATATAGAATTATTAATACTACTTATGGTTATTATAATTTTAACTACTATAAGTTTGATAACTCTGGTTGAATTAAAATATCATTTAGATTTGAATGATACTATTCAGAAAATGAATAAATACTGTTTATATAACACAAACATAATTGACATACATAGCGTTGAGATTAAAAGAACATTTATGTGGAATATTTCAAATTACCTTTTTGATTTTGAACAAATAAAACAAAATTTTAAACACATTGGAGGTCTTGATAAGTATAAGGACAAATATACTGATATTGATAATCTTAATAGGGACCTTAGTATTGTAGATGGGAAATTCAATATTATGAAAGTATATAATACGTATTTACATTACGGATTACCATTATTTATATTTATTTGGATTTACTTTATAATACATATTACATATATCAAATATTTTACTGGAAGTGATTTAAATAAATATATATATATATTTAATTCATCATTATTTATTTTCATTTATGTTGCCATTTATACTATATTTTTCTCTATTATTTTAAAGAAAATAACAGAAATATATGCAGACACTTATGTATACGAATACATTATGTTAATGAAAGAATTGGATATCATAATAAAAGAAGATAAATCAGAAAATAATGACGAAATTATTAATATTTTAAAATCTGATAATACCAGTATAACAGGAATTGAAGATGTTGTTTTAACAGAAGAAATTGTTGATAAATTAATAGATGCAAAAAAAAATTATCAAGAAACTGGTAGGGTAATTGTAAACAGTAATAATTATAAATTAACATTAGAAAATATTGAAAAAATCTATGCATATAATAGTAAAAAAACTATTGATAAGGTTTTTGATGAAATAAATGATGTTACTAGATTTATGTATGTATATATTGTATTATTGTTAGTACCAATTATAATATTGTCGCAGGTATTAAAAGAAGACTATATATATTATATATTCGGTTTTACTACAATATTCGTATTCTCCGTTACAGTACATAATATAAATAATATATTACAATAAAGTTCAATGAATATTTATTATATCTTTTTTTCTTTATAAGGGTTAAAGTAAATTATAAACTTTTATTATAATGCGCATATTGATATTTATAATGTTTGTTATTATGATTATAATATTTTTAAATGAATTGAAAAATATTACATTATCATTTCTTAAAATTAATTATTTAAAAGATGTTGCAGATATTAATATAAAAAAACATTGCAATAATATATATTGTGAAGCAGAAACTGGTAGATTTAATTTAGCTAAAAATAGTTACGATTTATTATTACCAAATGATAATTTTAATACTAAAACATATTATTATACAATATTATTTGTAATTGTTTTATTATTTATTGATTTAATGTATAAATTCTGGAAATATAACGACCTGTTTATACCATATTTAAGTAATATAAATGGTGAATATTTTATTACTTATTTAAAACTATTCCCATATATATTATCATTTTTAATTGTATTTATACTAACTGTTATGATTATCAGAAGATACGCTCCCACGTCATCAAAAGGTTATAAAGCATATTTTAATACAGATAATGATGTAATATCCGACGATATTGATACATTTAATATTAATGTAATGTTAAATCAATCCAAAAATATCATTATAATATTTTTGATTTTATACTTAATATGTGGCTTTCTTTCTAGTATACCAAGTGTACCGCATGATTCTAGAATAGATGGACTAAATTATTTCTATATAGCGATGGCATATATATTTATATTACTATTATGTTTTTACATGATGGTAAATATTATTAATATTACAATGACATTTACTGATAATGATAATCCTTCACTTAAAATATTAAATTTAAAAAATATATTACAAGATACAATTAAAAATTTTAAATTTAAGGTTTTATCATTTGATGAATTTAAAAATGTATTAGAACAAAAAATAAATAAAAATGATGATATATATGAAGAGGATTATTTAACAGTTTTTCAAGAAAATAAAAAGGTATTTATATATATTAATAACCTTATCAAAGGTTATTATTTAGATCCAAACATGGAAATATTGGATTTTGGTGATAAAGTTGAAATAATTAAATTATTGAAAGATGATAATATTGATGGATTTTTGAAATATAAACAAGATGAAAAAAATTATGAAAATACAAATTTTAATATATTATGTAAAGTTATAATTAGATTACTTATTAATAATGTTGAAAATAACATAAATAAAAATGGTACGGAATTTGATGAATTAAATAAGTATAAAGGTTCAGAATATAACGATAATTTTAAATTATTATATATAAAATATAAAAAGGAGTACAATAAATTAAAATTAGTTATTAATTTAAATAAATTAAATAATAAATATAAAAAAAAATTTAATGAAGATGATAATAATAAGTTTGAATTTAAAAAAAAATTTAAAATTGATTTTATAGATGTTATTAAAATATATGAAAAAAGTATTGAAGATTCTATTTCAAATGATTTATTATACGAAAATAATTATAATTTAATAAATAGTTCTTTTGAAAAAGATAAAAATTATACAGTAGATATATCATATAATAGTAAAAATAAGTTTTATGAAAATTATTTTAAAATATCTAATGGTGAAAATATACAATTAGATTACAATGTGGGCAATTATCAAATTAAAAATATGGAGGGGCTATTATCATATATAATAATGTTTATTGTTATTAGTCTTATATTATTATTAATTGTTTATAATATTACAACATCTACAATAACATTTGATTCTTATAATATTTTTACAACAGAAGTAATATCACCATTATTTATATTATTTATATTTATATTATTTATTTATATATTTATTAATTATAATACAAAATATAATTTACATTTTATTAATGGTGTTTTTGATAGCTCTTATAAAAGAGATTTAACTCATCTAAATAATAAAATTATACCATTTATAAAAATGCACGATAATGTTAGTGATGGTAATTCATACAATTATTTAGAAAATTATATTATATTAAATGTAATAACATCTATAATAAATGGTAACTTAAAATTAAATTTCAACAAAGATTATGTAAATTTAGAGAGTAATGGATTAAATATTAACAAGGATTTTGAAAAGGATTATGATTATATCAATATAAATGGATTATATTTAAATTTATACGATGAAATGGAAACAAGTATTAAAAATAATTTAGATAAATATCAGGAATTTCTTTATAGAGAATTACCAAATATAGAAAATATAGATAATTCTGATAAAATTTATTATTTTGTAGCAAATATTAAAGTTTCCGACAAAACTTTATTTTATAATAATAAAGAAACAGACGTACCGCTAATAACATCTACTACTAGTTCATCTACTACTAGTTCATCTAGTAGTGATTCACAAAATGATGATAAAACCAATTGTGGGGGTCATAATGAAATACTTGATAAAATTGCAAAATTATTTAAAGACTATATAGAAGAGAATTTTAGTATCGATATTAACAAAAGTGATATTTTAGAAGTTCTTAAATATTGTTTTCCAGAAAACAAAAATAATAATGATAAAGCACAATTATATATATCTATAATTAAAAGATATATGTCTATATCTTCAACCAATTATAAAAATGATTTAAAAGAGGTTTTGAAATCATATATTAATGGAGATTTTGATTCAGATAGAATAAAAAAATTAAAAGCTTTACAGGATGAAGGTAAAGATGTAGATGTTGCAATGGCATATATCGCTTTAAGTGTGAGTGAAAAAGCTTTAATTGATAAATATCGAAATCTTAATTCAGATGATATTGCTTTTGCGGAGAATTTAAATATATTTGATAATAATTATAATTCAGGTCTTATTACATTTTTAGATCTGATAAGTGAAATTCAATCTGCTATTATAAAAATATTAGCAACACTTTCTGAAATAGATTATACAGATATTATAGAATTATATAAATATTTATTAAATGAATTAGACAAAAATGATGAATGTCTAGAATCAAACCCCGGGAAAGATAAAGATATTTCGGGTTTTGATTTTGGTGGCGGCGGCGGGGACAAGGGGGGGGACGGTGTTAGTACTAAACCACCAAAACCCGTATTAACAAAAGAACAGAAGTTTTCTTTAATAAATCAGTTTTTTAAAGCAATTATAGAAAAATATAAAAATGATATAATAAATATTATTTTAGTATGTAGACATTTATTTAATCATTTTAATTTTAGTAATAATTTAGATAAACTAAATAATGATATTAGATATCAAATTGATGATTCTATATTAAAATATTTTAGTTTTAAATCTGATGATAATGGCAACATTTGCCCTTATAAATTTTTAATTAATATTAAAACCTTTGATGAATTAATACAATTCAAAAAATATTTAAATGATAATAAACTTAAAGATGCAAATGAGCAAAGATTTTTTCCAGTTTTAGATGAAATTGTTAAAAATTTTTTAATTATTTCCGCGCATACAAAATATACTTATCATTTATATAAAAATATTGATAAAAGTAGCGAAAATTTAAAATTAGAAAAAAAAGATTACGATATATTAAAAGAAAGACTTGTCAAGTTATACTCATTATTTAAATATTTTGATTCCAAAGATATTTTTATTGATGATACATTTGATTATACATTTAATAAAAAATATATAAGTCACATGTTACAAGAATATAAACATTTAAAATATAATTATTATTTAATAACTGAATACAAAGTGCAATCTGAAAATATTACTAATAATTATTTAAAAAATGTTATTAAATCAATATATAAGGAAATTAATAATAAAAATATTAAATTTATTAATGATAGCGCTAGCAGTAATACTACATTTAAATTAGATATAAATAAAAATGATTTAGCTAAACCACGGGATACTATACTTAGTAAAGCAAACAATGTTATAGGCGAAGGTTTATTAATTAATTATATTACAAATATAATAATTATTATTATCATGTATAACATTGGTAATAACATATAATTAAAAATATTATAAAATAGTAAAGAGGCACGTGTGTATACACAAAATGACAGAATCTAAATATGATCTTAGTATAAAATTAAAAGAGTTTCAAACTCCTTACTTATATCGTCTAGAAACAGCTAGTGATGATAATAATGATGAAGAATATCGTTATAGATTATTAAGCAATTTACTATTTACACCTTATAATGAAAAAGATCCTGAATATTTACATTTTTTTGGTATGTTACCATGTGATTTATTACCATCTGCTTATATTCCTCTTAATTATAAAAATCATGTAAGAAATTTTAATAGATTAACTAAAAATGATAAATTTTCAGTAAATAATTATAAGGATATATTCAGCGATGAATTTAATATTAGTGATAAAAAAAATATAAATGAGGATATTAAAAAAATTTTAATTAATTTTGAAAGCGAACATTCGCTCTATAATTTTAATTATTTACCTATGACAATAAACATAATAATTCTATGGACTATTGTAATATTTATGATAATGTATATTTCTCTTTATTATTATGCTCAAATATTCAACTATATTCTCGCTATAACAGTATCCGTATTATTAGTCCTTTCTATAATATGGAAAATGATATACACATTACAAAATTAATTATTATTTTTTTATCTATAATACCAATAAGGAAGTATTAATATTAATTATGGGTAAAATCAAAGACAAAGATAGAACGAAATTTATTACTTTATTTAATAAATTACAATATGAGAAACCTATTGACGATCCTATAATTACCGATTCATTTGCTGACTATTTAATTGACGATATTGATTTAAAAAAAATGGCTCCGGAACGATTTAATTATTATAAAGATTTGATAGCTATTTTTAACAAAAAACCACGAACATTATATAATATTCTAAAAAAATATTATAGATTTCAAGATATGACAAATAAGGAGAAAAAATATCTTAATAAATTATCTTTTTATGATGCCGATAAAGCAACATTAGAGATCGATGATTTGCATGAGCTTAAACAAAAAATTGCCAGTGATGAAAAATCAAGCGAAATTATTAAAAGTTTTTTACAGAACATAAAAAAAGACGTCAGGGGGGGTGGTGATAAAGAAGAATATGAACATACTGGTGGTGATGGTGGCGATCCAGATTATAAGGAATCGGCATTTAGAAATACTTTAAAGAAAAACTATGGAATGACCAATATCAACTATTTGAATACTAATATATCTAAACCTACGTACAAGGAAGGTGACAACACCCCAGATGATAAAAATACTGTTGACGCGAAAAATAATGCAATGGAAAAACGATATAAAAATCAAAACAAACTTGTTAAAATCGGTCAAGAAATAGATATATATAATGATGGTGAATATAATACAGGCCAAATTAAACAAAAAATATTAAAGTTTGAAAATGACCCCGAAAATCCATTGAAAGAATTAGATATTAAATTTGACGATAGAATCGTTTTTATATTTTCTACATTTTTCATCAGATATGTTACACTTGTATTAATAAAATGGTGTATCGATATAAATATTATAAAAACATTTGAAGAAGGCTTTTATTATTACGCTGCTATTTATTTAACTATATTTTGGTTTATTGTTTTGTTTGTTAATATTGATAATTCAACACAAGTTGATTACATGAACTTTGACGATTTTATGAATAGTATTAGATCAGTATTTTATTATTATTATATGGGTACAAATGGAATAACTAGATTATTTGTTCATACATGTTTAATAATTGTATTATTAATGATACCTATTATATTAAACATTAGAAAGAAAAATGATTTTGAAGAAGATGACGATGGTGACGATAGCGAAATTGTACATTATGACGAACGAAAAAAATTAATTAAATCGCTCTCATTATTTACTATATATATATGGGTTTTGACAAGTATTATCGCTACTAAATTCTAATAAAAGATATATTTATTTAGTTTAGAGAGCATATAATATATGGATGAAGATAAACGAGCAACGGCATTAAATTCCATTACTACTGTTGGAAAAGAATATATATCATTATCAGATGGTACTAAAATTGGAAAGAAAGTTTTAAAGGATTTAAAAAAATTGATGGAATTGGAATTGCGAGAAAAATACAAAATTGTTAAAAATAAATGGAAAGTCGTTTCTGATGAAAAAGATAAAGGTAGTAAACAACAACTTCTTGAAGAGAAATATTATACAAAAATAAAAGATACTAAATTAATCAATATAATTCGTAAAAAATATGAAAGTAACAAAGAAAAAAAAACAAAGATACAAACACAAATAACTGAAAGAGAAACATTATTAAATAGTAAAGGTATTGACCCCGATGATGATGATTTATATAATGAATTAAATAAAAAAAAAGAAGAGTTGGAAGAATTAGTTGAAATAGATTATATTACAAAAGAGACAATATCATTTAATAGTATTATACATACTGGTGGCGAGTATTTTTTACCATATGTTGTAATAAATGATGATCCAAAAGATATAGCTGTTATTATCAATGATAAAAAAGAGCTTGATAAAATATTCAGAGAAAAACATTTTAAATCATTTGACGATTCAGTTATATTAGAGTTTTATAATGAAATAACAACAAAACTATCAGATACAAAGGATTACATAAGGAAAACTGATGTAAATATTAGAAAAGATATAATAGATGATTTATATAAAAAGCTCTTTGCCATATATGATATAAAAGAGCACAATTTAAAAAATAAGGAAAGTTATAAGAAACAGATAAAAGATGAATATATTAATAAAAAAATACAAAGAAATAACAGTTTATCTTTTGGTGGGGCGCTCTTAGGTAACACGTTTAAGGCTGCCAAAACCATTGGAAAAGCAACGACTTCTTCATCTTATCTTAGCGATAAGATGAAGGCGGTGGCAAGGGGTGCCAGAACAGGCACGAATAAGGTAATTGAAGTTAGTAAAAAAGTAAAAGCCAGTATACCAAATCCTATCGTTGGTATGGCAGAAGTAATCAAAGATCGCGAAAAAAAAAGAGCACAATTTAATGATGCTGACAAGGTTGTAATGACTCTTTTTGAAAATCTTGGTACACCAGATAATTTAAGCATAGACGTTTTAAAAGACTTGGTCAATAACTTAGACAAAAATAGTAGATATAAAAAGGATATTGAAGCACTTATTGGATTCAATCAAGCTATTTTAAATGAAAATGAAAAAACAAAAGAAGACGAAGCAAATGAAAAAAGCGCTGATAAAAGAAAAACATCTAAAGATTTTATTAAGAAAGCTCTTGGAAAATATAAAAAATTGAAAAAAAGTTTTATGGAGAAGGTAGCCAGTGATAAAAAAGCAGTAGATGAACAACTTCAAGAAGGAGCTGATAAAGATTTTATTAAAGCTACTACATTCAATGAAATAGTTGAAGCAGATTATAGTTACATTGAAAATGTCAAGGGACTTTATAGTTATTTACAACGCATTGATGTAGAACAAACAGGTGGTGATCCACTATATGATATAAAAAAAACAGGAAACCCAGATGATAAAGAAGCGGGTGCGACACCATATGATTTCTATAAAATATTAAAAGAAAATTATATTGAAATAGTAACATTGTATTATAAGTTAATTGATGCTGCTGGTAGAGAAGAAGACCATTATAAATTCATTTATAAATATGATGGTATTGATGATTCGAGTAACGATAAAGATACCTCTAAAACAAATGAAGATGGTGTAAAAAAAAATACTGAATTTGATAAACGTGTAGCTGCTCTTGAATTTATAAAAACAAATTTGACTAAATATTTACCAGAAGGCGAGGAGGAATTCTCGAATATTATAAACAAAGGGAAAAATCCCGCTCCATTTGCCCGTTTAATAGATCTATTTAAAAAAGACACCAATATTCAGATTGTTGCTGATCTAAGTCTGAAAAACTTTCAAAAAATATTTACTGATATTTTAGTTCATGATATTCAAAAGAAACACGAACGTTTTAATGAATCATTATTGGGACAAACAAATAATTTATTAGAACAGAGAACGGATAGTATAAAATGGCACGAGACCGCTTTACAAAAAAACGAAAAGCTAAGAAAAGCAATAGGACTTATAGCAAAAAGCGATAAAGAAGGACAAGATTTGGTTGACGAGTTGAATTTGCAATTAAACCCAGAAGAAAAAGGTGAAATAGAACGCAAGAAGGCGTCAAATGAGGCAACGGCATTAATTAATGACTTAAAAGAAAAAATAAGATTACTTGAATCAAGAATTGAAGTTTTAAAAATAATAGAAACAAAATTGCCAATAGAATTTAAAAAAATATACAAAACAATATCTAAAATGAAAACAATACCACAGTTAACGGAATATGAAGACTATATTATAAATATATTAAAAGGCTATAAAATAAATTTTTTTGAAAAAGATAAGGATACTGATAAACATCCTATTATTAAAGAAATTAAATTAGAAAAAGCAAAAGTTGAAGATAAACTAAAAAAATTGAAAAGTGAAGTAATTGAACAAGAAAAAGAAAGGAAAGCACAAGTTGCTATTCAGACAGCTCAGGGACAGGGAAATAACGCGAGACCAACAGTCTTTGCACAACCCCCTTCTTATGGCGGAGGAGGATCTATGCAGGAAGCTCAACTTAAAGAAGATTTAAAAATAGATACGGAATCCTTAAAAGCCAAGCATGTAGATTATCATAATTTTGTGTCTCGTGGTGATACTAATCCCAATAATTTACATCATTTTATGGAGGAATTAAAAGAGAATGTTGAACATCTTGAAAATGATGACGGTCAAGATAATGGCGCGGGCAACAATAAAATTGATTCAGACCATGAAAAAGGGATATACGAAGATATATGGAATGATTACCGGTATGCTGTAACTAACCCAACTAATAAAGGCGAATATAAATATCTAAATGACTTACTTTTTTTAACAGAAGGAGAGAAATTACATGATCGTGTTATACAAAGTGATTTAGACCCCGAAATTGTATTAAAAATAAACTTTCGCGACAAAGCCATATATATATTTCTTATATTTTTGATAAGAACTATAAATATAATAACCTTAGAATTTTTGATAGAATATAATTTGATACAAAGCTTACAATATGCTATTGTATTTTATGGTTTTATGTATTTAGTAATAATTATATTTTTAATAGCGATAGTTAATTACGATTCATATAAATTGAGAATTATATTTAATTATCTGAATATACATATTAATGCTCCTAATCTGTTAGTGCAAAATGTATTATTTATAATATTTATTATACTTGTATATATATTAGTAAAATCTGATGATTTCTTAAAGTATTTTGGTGAATTATTAGATTTTACTAATATATATAATAATATATATAACTATACTAAATCGCTTGATGATGATTATTATACCAATTTGACACAAAATGAAAAATTAAAATTATTATATAGAATTGATATAATATCAATGATAATATTTATATTCTCTGCGTTTTTAGTATTAATATTATAATTTATTACAATAAGACATCATAATGGTATATTGTCCCTTATAATTTAATAAAGAAGAATTCATTAATATTTTTTTTTCTATATTTTCAATATATACACTTAATATATTATCAGCTATATTTAGGACCTTACCTTGAATATTATCGCCCAAATTAGTTTTAATCAATATATTATCATATTTATTTATCAAAGAAACTCCGAAACTATCATATTTCACTTTATCGCCATTATTGATAGTTAAATCATAGATATTGTTGAGATTATCTTCGACTTCAATAATATCTATATTATCTTGCCCCATATCTAGATCATTATTTAAAAAGTCTGTGAAACTAATATGCCAATTTTTAGCAGTTATCAATAATATATTATCGCTATTTATATTTTCCCAAATATCCCATGCATTTTCATTTGAACTTGTTTTTAATACAAATATAATTTTTTGAGCGTGTTTATTATTATTTATCGTCATTGTTACAAATGATGTTTTATATTTGATTAATTTGGGTAATAATAATCTGTCTATTTTTATATTGTTTTTAAGTAAATCTATATTTATGGTAAATGATAGTTTATTTCTATTGGGATTATTACACCAATCGCGATTATAACTATTGATTACAATATTTTTATAGATAACCTTAGTTTTCTCTCTCGATAAAACTTCTAATTTTTCTAGTATTTTTACGTTAAAATTTATAGGATTAGATTGTTGAATATATGATTCTTGTTTGGATTCTTTAACTTCCGATTGTTGTTTTTGCAGATTCGCAAGTGAATTCGCAACACTGCGTTTCTCTTCTAATTCTAAAACTTTCAATAATAACTGTTCGCTATCATACTTCATACTCTCGTCTTTTTCTTCGGTTTTTATTATTTCAGGTTCATTTTGCCTATTTATTATACCGTCATAATGTTCTTTTATTTTGGATAATGCTATTTTATTCAATTCCATGAGTTTAACAATTTTTTTTATAAGAATAGCATCAGAACATATTGATTTTATTATACTTTTTGTAATATTAATTAGGTCATTATCATTGGCATCAACATTACTATATTTATCTTTAATCATTTTACTTGCAGCATTAAAAATCAGATTGATATTTTTATCAGATTTAAAATCATCTATTACACTCATTATAACTTAATAGTTAATAATAGAAAATAGATGATAAAAATAACACATTACAAATTAATATTTCTATCGCTGAGATGTTTTTGAAGATTTGGGCGATATAGATACTTTCTATTTTCCTCCATTTTTTTATCATTTATATTTTTATCATTTACAATGCAATGCCTAAAATCGGGGTCCTCATATGGTGATTTTAGCTTTAATTGTTTATATTTGAGCAATGCATTTATCCATCTTATTTGATAAGCCATTGAAAACATACCACATTCGGTATTTTTCATTTGATGTTTTTTATTATTAGTTGTTATTGCAAATGCGATTTTTGGATATTTTTGTGCTAATTGTTTTTTGATATTTAATATGAACTTTTTAATATAATGGGGCATTGATATTGCATTACTATCATAATAATGAGCCCCATAGGATTTATTTTTAGGGTCTATAATAATAAATGTAGATGTCCAATGAGAACCACTTTCATCATGTTTATCTAAATTTGTTATCAATCCTAAATATTTAATACCTTTACTATTATATTTTTTTAAATCTAATGAACATATTTGGCTATATAAGCATCTGCCGAATTTATCTTCCTCTGAAAAATCTATCGGAAAAACACCCAAAAATGCATAACAATATCTCTTTTCATTATTATATTGTATCATTACATCATCTATATCGTAATTTGATAACCATTCTATCGGGTTTTTATACCACTGTGATGGCATTTCTGGGCGTAACTCTGTTTTTTCAATAAGTTTAATATTTTGTCTCATTTTAGGATCTTTCGTTAGACGTCCAATAACACCAGGCCAGCACCAGTATTGCTTATCATCACATATTGATTTTATGCGTTCATTAAGTAATTCTGACAATTTTTTTGCACTATATGTTTTTTTATACTCTATTTTATTTTCACGACAACAATTCCATGCATCTATTAACTTTAATAAGGTTGTTTTTTTAAATAATGTAGGAGTCTTTGCGTTTTTAGGGCTATTATATTTTTCTATTTTTGTTGACATAATTTATATTTTTTTACAAATACACCTACCATATATAAAGATAAATAAAAAATATCGTAATCAAATATGTATAAAAATAAAAATTGATATATATATAAAGCAAATTAAATTTTAAAACAATGGGTATAAATGAAGATTTACGTCAATTCATTAATAAACACAAGGTTGAAAAGGGAAAACCTTACACCAATACAAGCATAGGATCACCAAAAGTAAGTCTTTATATTCCCGAAGAATCCTATGAAAAATTTATTAATTTATACAGTTTAGCCCTTACCAGTGGTGTAGCATTACATTTTACAGAGAAACCTACTATACCAAGTCCATTGCGAGTTGACCTTGATTTCCGCTTTACTATACCCGATGATAAATCGGGTATTTATAGTTCCCATAATTCCAATTCTTCTTTAAATGATAAGAAAGTATATGATAGAGTATATACTTCTGAGAACATATTCAGAATAGTTGATGCATACTTTAAAATAATCAGTAGTTTTTTAGATGTAAAAGAAAAAGATGCCGTTGCTTATGTTATGGAAAAGCCTAATCCAGTAGAATTTAGAAATAAGCTTAAAGACGGAATTCATATTGTATTTCCACATATTATAGTTGAAAATAACACACAGCATTTCATAAGAAGAAAGATACTTGATATGTCTCCTGAGATTTTCAAGGAATTACCTATATGTAATGATTTTGATTCTATTGTAGATAAAGCTATAATTGACGCCAATTGCTGGCAAATGTATGGTAGTCGTAAACCAGATTGTGATGTATATCGTGTTTCTTGTATATATAATTATAATAATGGGGTTACTAATCGCATTGAATATGAATTAAATGCAAGTGATGAAATAAAACATATCAAATTATTCTCTATGATTAAACGAGGTAATTATCCTGATATTGTTAAAGAAGAGTTTAAAACAGAAATTAGTCAGTATAGCAAACATATATTACCCGCGATTGATCAAAAACTTAAAAGCAAGGTACAAAATAATATTTTTGGCAAATCCCTTAATGTTAATAGAGCTTATGTTTCAGAAGATGAATTGGTATTTGTTAAAAGATTAATAACAGAATGTTTGGCACCAAGTCGTGCTGATAATTATACTGATTGGATTAATTTAGGATGGGTCCTACGCAATATTGATTATAGATTGCTTGAAATGTGGATTGAGTTTTCCAAAATTAGCAGCGCATATATTGAAGGTGAATGTCAGCAACTATGGGATAAGATGCGCAAAGACAATATGGGATTGGGAACTCTAAGATGGTGGGCCAAACAAGATAATTCTATTAAATATAATAATGTAGTTAATACGGCAATTATTAAATATATTGATGATGCGCTTGGTAGCGATGGCGCACATTTTGATATTGCTTGTGTTGTGCACGCAATATATAAAGATGAGTTTAGGGCTATTACAAAAGATGTATGGTATAAATATGATAAACAGCGGCATAGATGGTGTAAGGGTAGAGAAGGTTTGGAATTACGTAAGTTATTGAGTATTGATATATGTAGAAGATTTATGGAACGTAGTAATTATTATAATGAATATAGCGACGACCCTATTCAGCGCGCTATAAATGAGGAGAAAAGCAAAAAATGCTTGAAGATCGCGACGCAACTCAAAAATTCTAGTTTTAAGGATTCTATTATGAAAGAATGTAGGACTTTGTTTATTGACGAATCATTTGAAGAACTTCTAGACAGTAGGTCGCATCTGATTGGTTTTGATAATGGTGTATATGATCTCAAAATGCATATGTTTAGAGATGGGATGCCAGATGATTATATATATTTATCGACAAAAATAAATTATACAAATTATAATCCCGATTGTCTAGAAATTAGTGAGATAAATGATTTCTTTGCTAAAATATTTACTAATAAAAATTTGAGAAATTATGTTATGGATGTATTAGCTTGTATTATTGATGGTAGTATTGCACAAGAAAGATTTTATATCTTTACTGGTCAGGGAAGTAATGGTAAATCGCGATTATTAGATCTTATTCAAAAATCCATCGGTGAATATTATTGTATTTTACCAATTGCTCTTTTGACTCAAAAACGAGCTGCAAGTAATGCTGCACAAAGTGAATTAGAAAGAACAAAAGGTAGAAGATTTGCTGTCATGCAAGAACCCAGTGAAAATGAAAGATTAAATATTGGTCTAATGAAAGAACTTTCAGGACAGGATAGAATCCTTGTTAGAACCTTATTTAAAGAGCCTTATGAATTTAAACCACAATTTAAAATGATATTAACTTGCAATGAACTTCCGGAAGTACCAAGTGATGATGGTGGTACTTGGCGTCGTATCAAGGTGTGTAACTTTTCGAGTCGTTTCTGTGAAAATCCTAATCTTAGTAAAAATGAATTCCATATGGATTTGGAACTATCTGACAAGTTCGATCGCTGGAAAGAAGTATTTATTAGTATGCTTATTGAAAGACATAAAACTATTAACCCATCTTCCATCGCAGAACCTAGTGAGGTTAGGGTCGCGACAGAAAGTTACAAACAAAATAATGATATTATCGGGCAATTTATTAATGAAAGAATCATTATTGATCCCGAAATTAGAGAACCACGAATTCGTATTGATAAACTTTATAATGATTTCAGAATTTGGACTGTTTCCAATGTAATAAAAGGTAAAAAATGCCCTGATAGAAATCAGCTTAAAGCATATTTTGAGAAAATGTTAGCAACTCCTTATGATGTTAAAGGTTGGCGAGGTATCGGATTCAGACTCGAAGATGATGACGATGAAGATTAAATAGCTTTTCTATTACTATAATTATTACTTTGCTTAAAATTCATTAGGTCAGTTATTTCGTTTTTTATATCGTTTTCATGAATATATCTTTCACATTTACTAGAATAACCTCTATATTTTTTTGCTGGAATAATTAAAGTATTTTTATCTCTTTCTTGATTACAACATGATTTGAAGTTTAATACATCTTCAATAAAAGCCTTGATATTTAACATTTATTCGTAAAAATAATATGGAAAATCAATTTTTTATAAAAAATGATTATATAACATTTATAATTTTCTTATAACTAATATAAAATGGAATTCTGTGAAGTATGCGATAATATGCTATATGTCAAAACAAATGCGACTAAGCAATTAGTTAAATATTGCAAACATTGTCTATATGAAAAGGTGGAAACAATTAATACTGCTATTAGAATTTCGCAAACTATATATAGTGAAGATGATTTGTTATATAATCAAAACGTAAATAAATATTTGCGCTTTGACCCTACATTAAGAAGAATTAGAGACCCTCTTGTTAATTGCCCTAACGCAGATTGTACAGCTACTCCGGATAATAATCAAGTTATTTATATTAAATATGATGCTAAAAATATGAAATATTTGTATGTTTGCGAAACATGCGGACACACATGGAAGCAAATGTAAAAATTGATTTAATTTATGTTATTTTTATTAATAATGAATACCTTCTTTATTAAATTAACTGCTATCATTCTAAATTATGTTATATATAGCGATTGTTATGTATTTACTATGTCTCTTCAAGATAAATCACATAATAAATTAAAACTATCTAGAAAACCTCTTTTACCCGACAATCGGGTTTGTGAAATTTGTAAAGAAAAAATTAATGTAAAATCTACTATTCCTTATAATTGTTCTATCCCACTCGGATGTCCTTATAATAAGAAAACACAAAACGATGACGAAGATTCTTTCAAAGGATAATTAATATATTTTATATTAGTAAAATGGAAAATAACATTTATGCTGAAATAATTGCTACAATAGCAGGGATATTATCTACAATGGCATTCATACCACAAGCTTATAAAATATTTATTACAAATGAAACAGAAGATTTAGATTTTTTTACATTTACGTTATTATCTGTAATATATTTCTTATGGGTTATATGGGGATTGTTATTAAATAGTTATAGTATTATTATATTCAGTTTTATACAGTTATTTTTAATATTATATATAAATATGAAAATTTACAAAAATCTCAAAGGGAATATCACAGGTAATTATAAATTCATTTAAATAACTATCTCTTTAATTTCTAATACATTATATGTATATCTGGCTAATATATAGAAGTAATCCGACAATATATTAATATATTCTAAACATTTATGAATATTATGTATATTATTATTTGTTAATGATTCAGAGTTAAAATAATAATAGTTCATTGATACTAGTCTTCTTTCAGCAGTTCTACATTTTGCACGAGCTTTAAAAATAGAGGCTATCGTTATATTACCACCCGACAATACAAACATGCTTTGAACCGGTAATAATTTATTAATCTCTTTTAAATAATTTTCTATTTTATTTGTGCTCAATTCTTCATCTGATTTTTCAAATAATATTTTATTTTCTATCATATTTAAATCTTTTTGAAAGTCATAAAGTATATCATAGTATTTATAGATTAGAGTTGGATTTTCATTTTTTTTTAAATTTTTATATACTAGCGCATTAATATATCCTATCTCAGCACTTAGCTCATCTAATTCTCCAAGAAATTTTATTATTATATTGTTTTTTGAAACCTTAACTCCATTGCTTAAATGGGTAGTTCCATCTAAAATTCTCTTATTCATTTGTATTATTCTCAATTTATTTTTATATAAAATAAAAAATGATATTAGTATATTAGAATTACAATAACTAATGTCTATATCTTATAAAGCCAGTCATATAGAGGATATTTCTAAAACTAATGAATCACTTGGTAAAGATAAGATTTCTAAGCCAATTATGACAATTTATGAATTTGATAAAATAATTGGTATAAGGACGCAACAGTTATCATCTGGTGCTACCCCTTTCATTGGTAATATTAAAAATGTATCAAGTAATATGGAATTGAGAAAAGTGGCGCTTGAAGAATTAAAACAAGGGAAACTACCATTTATTATAGAAAGAGTTTTGCCTAATAAAAAAAAAGAACATTACCGTGTAAGAGATTTAGATCTCGTTGCTATCAGAGACCGGATTAGATAAATATGTACTGATTCTAAAAAAAATTGATATTCGCTTATTTTTTTTCTACTCACAAATGACCAAGTTCTTTGCAATCGCTTTCGCCGCTACTCTTATCGCATGTGTTGACGCCAGAATGATACGCATGCGCTCGGGTAGTTCCTGCCACTGCCGTCATCGTATCCAGAATGAGCGCGATGATGCTATCAAAAAACATAATGATGTTGCCAATGATATTGACGAGTTGAAGGCATTTGTAACTACATCCAGTTGCAAACCCGGGTATGAGTTCAATTATGATAATTCTAAGCTGGACAAAAAGGCTATCACTTGCGATAAGTGTCCTGAAAATTATTACCGTGCTACCGAAAATACTACTTGCATTCATTGTCCCGAAGGATATGTTTCAAAAGAAGGAAGTAGTATTTGCACTCGCGCTACGGATACTGATCTCAAACATTCGCTTTGTCCGATTGGCAGTGTTGTAGGAAATAATCCTTTTGCTGAAATACGCAAAAGTTGCAGAAAGTGTGACAAGAATTCAAGGGAATATATGCCTTATTTGAATAATGCTGATGATTGTTTGATTTGCCCGATTGGTTCTATCATAGATAGAAATAACGAATGTTCAAAATGTCCTATTGGATATTATGAAAAAAATAATAAGTGCGTTGAATGTGATGCTGGCTCATATAATGACATGGAGGGAGCCAGTCAATGTATGGAATGTAAAAATATCAAGTCAACATCATTCAATATCATGGGTGGTACCACATGTGATGATAGTGCTCTATTTAACTTGGCAGACAAATTGAATAGCTATGCTAATATTGATTATATATCTAATCCTCTCATCACTGGTATGCAGATTGGAAGTGCTATTGTCTATAATAATCGCAGGATTATCCAAGAGTTATCTGTGTTTGGTGGAATTGTTGGCATTGTTACCGTGGGTATCATCAGTGGTTAAATGAGTTAAATTTGTATATTATGTGTCTGTCTATTTTTATATTTTGAGTACATAATTTTGAAAATCTTTTAATTTTTTTAAGTTTTATAAAATCTAAATAAAAATAAAATTATGTACTCTTTTTTAGAAATGAGGTATTTTGTATTTAAGAAAGTATGTTTTTTGGGTTAAACTTATATCCAGTAATTCTTTTACTATGGATATTCACGATTAGTTAATGACATATCAATTTAAGTAATCTTGTAATATTAAAGATAATGTACAAGTTGATGTTAGACCATTTACGAGAGCCATTAATCCAAATACCATTAAAATAACTAATGGTATAACATTAGCATTCTTATACTTACTCATTTCCATATATGTTAAACCACCAAGCATTAGTATTAATAATCCTAAGAAGGTTTGAACTATACGCATTATGCTATAAAAATTAATTCCTGGTGTCCCTTCAACCTTTATGTTGTGTGTATCATTATTAATTTTGATTAGATTATCTCCATAATTTAAATTATTAAATTGCAAATCCTTACTTATTTTTATATTTGCATCATTAGCAAAATATTTATCCTTAATATATTGAGAACGCCCAGCTGATCTACATACTATATAGATTTCATTAGCATATTCTAGATGTTTACGTATAGTATGTTGATTAAATCTAATCATATCCATTGGTATATTATAATATCCATAATCTCCTGATGGCGCAAAGCGCTTATTATATACTTCATCGCTCTTACGAATATCTATAAATATATATCTCATTCTAAAAAATAATAATATTATTATTTAGAACATAAGAAGGTTATCGAGAACTACGAGAAGCGCGAGGACTACGAGGACTACGAGGACTACGAGGACTACGAGGACTACGAGAAGCGCGAGAACTACGAGGACTACGAGAAGAGCGAGGATATGATCTCAATCCTTCTATTACAGATAAATCAGATACAATTATTTTTTTGCTTTTGGATTCATCGGGGCATATTTCACTTGTTTTATAATAACTTATTTCATGTCTTGGATAATCAATGTAATATTTTGTATTAAAAGGTAATAAAACTTCTGCTTCATTATAATTACTGACATTGTCAATTAGTATAATTTTGCTTCCTTTCGTTAACTTTATTCTCATAACACAACATTTACCACCCATATATGAAACAGCTTCTTTGAAATTAAAGGAGGCACTATTCAATGTTTTAGAAACAAAGTTTCCATTTGCCGACCCTTTGATATAGTATTCGTCATTAACACCTCTATAAAATACAAGTGGTTTTTCAATAACAGGCGATTTTTCAAATATTTTATATATGTCTTTAATATAGATTTTAAGTATATTTTTCCAATCAAATGATACATAATTATCTTTTATATAATCTTCTAATTCTATTCTAGTATAGTCTTTAAATTTCTTATCAGTATTGTATAAATATTTTTTAATTTGATAATAAAATAAAATATAATCTCTATTTGCATTGAATTGTTTCTTATTGACTATGATTTTTGATTTTCTACTATCATGATAATTAACTTCGTCAATATTAACATCAATATTGAATTTATTATTAATAAAATAATTTACTATAACATCTCCGTCATGTGTATGACATCTTAATGTATATAACTCTTCTGATGTTAATGATTTTATGAATGCATTTTGCGATTCAATAAATTCATTATAATCATCTGGATTTACTGTAACATATAATTTATTTATAAATTTTTTATTATAATCATTATATAATAAATTAATATTTATTTCATATTTCTTGAATACTATATCATCTTCACCGTGTGTATCCGATAAATTGTGTTTATCTATTTTAAATGTATTATATGTTATATTAGTTTTTTTACCAGAAAACTCTTTTGATAATTCTTGATATTTCTTATAATATTCACACATCGTTTTATGATTTTCGTCCATATATATATCTTTATTATATTCAATGCGTTTCCTTGCACGATATAAACTACCGGTCAACGATTTTTCAACATTCTGAAATGATTTATACATTTGCTATTTATAAAAAGAGTACATAATTAATAAAAAATTTATAAATTATAGAAAGTTTATAAAAATTATAGAAAATCAAATTATGTACTCTTTTTTTTTATTATATACTACAAAATATTATTAATAACTTTATAAAAATAAATTAGCCACTCTCAGTGGGGCTCGAACCCACGGCCACGAGGTTAAAAGCCTCGCGCTCTACCAACTGAGCTATGAGAGCCCTGGAAGTAATTATATCTTCCATATAATATATTTATTCTTGTCTTTATATGTATTATTAGTTGAAAAATTGATTATTAAGATAGTGCATATAATTACATCAATGATGAATCGCAATACTCTTATTAATATGATGATTATATGTTCAATGTTATATATTAATAACTACTTTATCATAGATATATTCAATTATTATGTAGAAAGTATAGATATTTCTAAAATGATCATTAAAAAAAAGAGTACATAATTTGATTTTCTTAGAGATTTTATAAAATTTTTATAATTTATACTTTTTTATTAATTATGTACTCATTTTATTAGCATTTCAAATTCTGGAATATCTAAGATTTTTACACCTAATTCTGTCGCCTTATCTATTTTACCTGACTTCTCCGCCTTATTTTTAACAATTAAATAATGAGTTGATTTAGATATTGATGTAACTACTTTACCACCATTTTCTACTATTATTTTTTCATAATCTTTGTTTCTAAACCCAGTGAATATAAACTTTTTATCTTTGATATTAGCATTCTCAGTCTTTTCAACTGACTTATCAACCTTTTCTTCAATACCCTTGCATTTGACACCAAGACTATCATAGAACTCATAAAATCTTGGTAGATTTTCTATGAAAAGTTTTGCGCTTATTTTCGCTATCCCTTCTACTTTCATAAGGTCTTCAATAGATATTTTAAGGCTTTTCTCGCGATTATCGGCATTATCTATTAATATACTTGGATATACATCTGTTATCATTTTAATTTTCTTATAACTAAATCCCCTACCTAACATATTTGACGCGTCCATTAAAACAAGACAATCTAACTCTTTCACTTTTTCAAGAGCTTTCAAGATATTATCTGCGCTTTTACCTTTAAAACCTTCTATTTTTAACAAATCTTCCTTCTGTATTTTCAATATACTTTTGATATTATGAAATCCTGCATTATATATCTTGGTAATATTACCAGGACCCATATTATCAACTTCTGCTGTTTTCATAAAATACACTATATTTTTGATATCAAAATCGGCATTTCTATCCTCTCCAATTTTAATAATATCTACACGTGTGTCATTCCATTTATAATCCTTATTTAATTCGCCTGGCATACTAGGTTTTCCATTTGCTGATGCCGTTAATACAGATTGTATATGTGGAATAACATTACCAGAACGTATAATAACTATTCTTGACCCAGGACCAATATTATTCTTTTCAATATATCCAGCATTGAAACCAGTTGCCTGTTTAATTTTAACATCATCCAATAAAATTTCATCAAACTTAACAATAGGCTTCATGTATTTATCCTTAGATATATTCCATTCAACTTCTTTTACAATAACTTCTATCTGCTCTAATGTGTGTATTGATTTGAAAGCAAATGAATGTTCGGGATTCTTTCCAAGTGCTATTTCATATACCTTACTAATATCAGAAATTACAATACCATCAATGACATATTTATTCTTTCTAGACACTTCTAAATTCTTTGATAAGAATGCTAAGCTAATATCATCAACAACAGTATTATTTACAACATTGAATTTCATTTTATCCAACTCTGGTAGACCATTTGGTAAATTGGGGAATACCAAAGTATATGCAACAAAATCTATCATTTTCAATAATTGCTTATTTAATATTTTAGAATTAATTGCACCACTTACAGTATTACGTGGATTAGATAGGGTATCGTCCACTTTCTTCAATTTATCCCAATTATCTTTTGATATGATAAATTCACCACGTACAGCTAACTTATCTTGCTTTTTAATCTTGGGGAATCCACTGATATATTTATGCAAATGTGATATGTCTTGACCTTCCCTACCATTCCCGCGAGTATATAATTTAACATTATCACCTTCATATACAAACATACCACTTACACCATCTAACTTGTCACTAATTAAATAAGGACCCGGATATTTTTTCTTGTACTTAGTGATCTCGCTTTCACTATCTTTGATTTTGTTTTGAGAACCCATATAATATGGTAAAACGACCTTATTATCAACGTCGGCACCAACTCTTTTCAAGTAAGCATCTTTTGGATATTTTTTGCGAATATAGTCTTTGATAATATCATAAATATCATCAGTTAATTTAGGTTGACCACTATTGAAAAATGCTTTATCGGCTTCTATGAGAATATTTATAATATCCTTTTTTTTATTAGTTTTAATAAAATCCTGTGGCCTCGCATTTATAAAACTATAATCCATAATCCACAATACTATTATATAGAAATCATTTTTTATATAAAAAATGAGAATTCAACCTAATATACTGAACGTGAAATGGCGTCAAGTAAGTGCTTATTCTTATTTTTAATCATGTCAATACATCTCTTGATATAAAATATCTTTTTGTTATAATAATTATCCGATTTGTTTAGTTTAAGTTTGATTTTCTTAGTGATATCTATATCTATTCCACACATAGCATCTTCGCGACAAAGACCTTTGCGTGTAAATGAACTATATTGTAAACTAATTTTAACATGTTTTTTTTGCAACTTTCTATACTTTTTTAATAGCAATTTATACTCTTCCATTGTATAATTAATATTAAATAATTGTCAATCATTTTTTATAAATATATAAATATTAATATATATATACATATATAAATGTATACTTTTTTAGACATTTTTGAATATATCTATTTTATTGACGAAACAGAAAATAAAACACTGACTATACCTCGTGTAGATGTAGATTAATATTCTACGGGGGAAAGAGTTTATATAAAAGGTTAACTCCTAATAATATAAAATAGCATAATGCTATCAAGTAACATAAATATTAATGATACTGTATTGCTCAAAAAGCTATGTGAAAATATAAATAATAATTATATTTTTAATAAAAACAATCTTGACAAAGACAATATAACGAAACAAGATTACATAATGAACTATGTTGGCAATCTGGACATAAACTATAAAAATAATATACTTGAAGAATATTCTGATAAATGCATAAATAAAAATATACTAGATAAATTAAACAATAAGTTTGATGGTGACCAGATAGCTATTATTTGTTATAATGTATTAAATTGTGATTAAGATAACGAACACTTATTTTGTTTTTCTATGATTTTAATTTCTTCTATCATTTTTAATATATGCTCTATATGGGGTCTATTGTCGGGATTTGTACTCCACATTTGTTTAATTATATCGTGAAATTCTATAATTTCAACATCTTTAATTTCTGGTCTATAATTTATTTGTATTAATTTAATAAAACCTGGATTTAAATCCAATTCTGCATATGGTATTTTTCCAGTAAGTATAAACCAGAAATTAAGAGCCAGTGAATAGATATCAATTTTAAGGTCATAATCTTCTCCATTATTAATTATAACTTCCGGCGCCATATATCTAAGCGTTCCCGTACAACCACTCATTTTATATTTGTCATGTTTCTTTTTGATAGTTCTCGATAATCCAAAATCCGTGAGTTTAATATGAAGGTCTTCTGTTAATAATATATTAGATGGTTTTAAATCGCGGTGCATAATTGGATAATAACAATGATGTAGAAAATATATAGCCTGTGTTAGCTCATAAATCCACTTGTAAGCCTGGTGTTTTTTTGGTTTCCACAATTTATTTTTTATATTTGAGTTATTTAAATAATAAATATCTAATGAACCGTGTGGCATAAATTCATATAATAATAATAAGGGGTCTGTTATAGTACATGCTCCTAGAAATAAAACTAAATTGGGATGTCGTAAATGTGAGATAACAGATATTTCATTTATCATATCTTGGTATTCAATATCATTATTATTATGTTTTAAACATTTAACCACACAATTTAACCCTCTCCACGAAGCCTTATTTATAATACCATTCCCGCCTTCTGCAAGTTTTTCATATAAAAATATTTCGCTATGTTTTAATTCCCACCATTCGGATCTACCTCTAATATTAAAAGGTACCTGTTCCATATATAATGAATTACTTGAAGCATTTGATATTATATCATCATCTGATTCTTTTTTTTGTGATATATATGCCATTATTATAATATTAATTAAATATAATTTATATATCATTTTTTGTAAAAGTGATAAACCAGTTTTGCATTTCCCACGATATATTATAATCTATATTAAAACTCTTTGCTAATTCGCTTACACTTCGATAGTCATGAATATAATAATATCTTTTAATAATTGTTGACTTATCCAATTTCCAATCAACATAATTTGCTCCTACAACAAAATCTCTACTATCACTTTTATTATTATTTAAATCATTAAAAAACTTCTCCTTTGACCAGAAAGATACTAATAATTTACCATTATTTTTTAAGCAATTTATTAGGTTTTCAATAGCCGAAAATTGTTCTTGAACTGTTTCTAGATGATGTAAAACAGCAATCGCAATAATTTTATCATATTTTTTATTTGTTTTAAAATTTAATACATCAGAATAAAATACGGTTAGTTTTTTTTCATTACATATATCAAGTAAATTATTTGATATATCAAACCCTTCACATATATACCCTTGCGTATTTGCATATACCATATTTTTTCCGTTACCACAACCACAATCTAATAATGTTTCACTGCATGTAGTTACGTCTAAAAACTTTTTAACATTATTCCAGATTCTAACACGTGATGTATCAAACGATTTATATATTATATCATATTGCTGGGCCACAATATTATTATGTTTATTCATTATTGGTGTATATAATTACATATAATATATTGTAAACTATTTTTATATGTAATCGGCCGATCGGCTTAGGTCGGCTTTCGGGACCTCGACAACATCATATGGTTCTTTATTTAATAGTGGTGTATTAAAAGTGAGTTGTTGTGGTATATCATATACATCTCGTAATCTATGTCCGACAACATTATCATTATTAATACTTATTTTAAGGTCATTTGTATTATCGGTTGGTATCATATAAAATTCCGAGAAATGTCTGTCCTTTTGTCTTGCGAATAATTTCCAATTATTGTTACCAGAATCTTTTTCATCGGATGTGCTAGCAACATAGGCTACTAGGCGAAATGTATCTCCTGTTTCTTGTGTATTAACATACATACGGCGTTTATTAATATTATTAGCTAAATTTGTATGCGAGCGTGTATCTCCGCGATTGAGTGGTGGATATAAATCATCATCTAAAACCTTTCTATCACGCGATACTGTATCGCTGTCGTTTTTGATATTAATTGTTGGTTGTTTTAACTTATTAAATTCATCAACGGACATACATATTTTGTCATTATTGGAACTATCAATGTTTTTTGATTTATCTTCTTCGGAATTAATAGACATATATATAAGATATCCTATGATTACGGTAAATAGTAGGAATACAATAAATAGAATATATGGTAAATATTTTGTTAACATTATTATAATACAATCTAATAATACATTTGATAATAAATTAAATTGTTATAATAATTAAAGTATATA